GCTTCTTCATCTCTCTTCTCCTTGGGTTGAACCGGGGACACCATGTCCCCGGTTTGTTGGTTGATCAGTAATGCACGCCAGCACGCTGGACGAAGCCGTCAGTCTCGCGCTTTGCCTTGGCCTTGGCCTTGGCATAGAGGGCAACCACTACGCCTCCCGGCTCGATGTGGCGCACATCGGTCTCGTCGCCGTCGATGACAGGCCAGCCCCTGAACGTAGCGGGGATCTCGCTGCGCTTGTGGAACACAACAGCAACCCGAGCGTTGGGCTGGGAGATAGCCTTCAGCGTGATCTTCTCTGGCGTGATGCCGCTGTAAGAGTAGGTCAGGTCGTAGTTGGGTATGTGCGCCACGTTACGCGCTGGGTGCTTGGTGTAGTCGTAGAACTGCACGTTGGGGAACATCTCGAAGATCGTCTTGCCGCCCCATGCATCGAGTCGGATGTTCTCCCACAGGATGTCGCTCGTGCCATTGAGTCGGATGAGCAGCACCATGCCCAACTTGTCGGCCTTGCGGATCAGCGACCAGATGTCCGCTGCGATAGCCCACATGAACGCCTCGATCTGGTCGTGGAAGAACTGCGTCTTCTTGTCTCGCGCCTTCTGCGTCGAGGTGAACGCTCCACGCCCTGCCGTGTTGAGGCACGGCCAGATGCACCCAGCCAGCGCAGACATCGCGCAGATCTTGAGCGAGGGCAACAAGTACAGGATCCCCGTGAGGAAACCGATCTTCTCGCCCTTCACTGTCTTCGTGCCGCTGCCCAGCAGGGGGCGGTACGTTGCTTTCTTCTTGTACGGATTCTTCATCTTCACTCTCCAGAAGTGGGGACATCATGTCCCCGGTTCATCGCAGACGCAGCACCACGCTGCGCCCATCGACAATGTCTAAACCCTTAAGGGTATCCACTAAGTATCCAACTCTAGAGCACTTCGCCAGCAGACTAGACAGCCGGAGAGCAAGCACCAGAGCCATTCTCCGTGATTTCGTCCCCGGTATCTATCCTTTTTGTAAAACACTAACACCAAAGCCTCAAAGAACCAAAGAAAGAGAAGCCAGAGGAAAGTGGACGTATACAAAAAGCCTCCTATATATATAAATATATTTATAGATATAGATATATATGTACAGAATCGCGGAGACCCGCGCCAATGCTCGCTCTCCGGTGGGATCGCGTGCTGGCGAAGTGCGCGTGAGTTGGATAGGTATCACGCAGAGTCAAACGATTGACACCAAAAGTGCCTCTTTTTGTAGCAGTCGGGAACCGGGGACATGATGTCCCCGGTTCGCATCACGAGTTGAGCCACTCGTCGAACGTCTTCGCGTTCGCCCTGCCTACGCACGCCACGTAGTTGTTGTAGCGGTCACCGAGCGTCTCAAAGCGATTGTTGATAGTCGCGGGCTCGCGATAGCCCTCGGTGCAGTCGTCCCAGCCCCAGCGGCGAAGGTTGGGGGGTGTGCTCTTGTTGGTCGTCGTGTGCATATGCACCGCGTCTTCCTTGAGGTCGAGCAGCCACTCGGTGCGCTCGCCTGAGAGGGTCTCAGTCCAGAAGATGTATCCGTTCATGCTTGTTCTCCCTTGTTAGTGTCCGTAGTTGCAGCCGATCAGGCACACCCGATGGTGTCCGTCGATCTTGACCATTGCCACAGTATCGTACTGCCCGCAGCAGCCGCACATTTGCTGCTCGACATATGCTTGCAGTTGCGATGAGTCCGATATGTCCGCCATGCGGTAGTTGTCGATGCAGGGGTCAAGGTCTTCCATCGAGGCGAAAGCCTCTCCGATGCTGTCGTATGTCTTCATTTCATTTCTCCAGTTGGTTGAACCGGGGACATGATGTCCCCGGTTTGGTTGCTTAGGCTTCGACGCGAACCCACTCTGCGCCTACCACGCTGGGGTAGTAGCCCATGCCTGCTTCCACATACACACGCCCCGTGCTTGAGGGCTTGTGCGGCGCGGTTCCGCTTATGACTGTGTGCCCGTTGCGAACGTCACCCTTGTAGATGGGCAGGCCCGTTGTCTCGCACATCAGTTGGCAGGTGCAGCCTGCCCAGTCTTCGCTTTGAATCCACATAGCATCTCTCCTCTAGGTTGAACCGGGGACATGATGTCCCCGGTTAGTGCGAACGCACTCCCAAGACCCCCGCAGGGGCCAAGGGGCTACGCTCATTCCGCGAGCAAGCGATTGATCAGAGCGTCTACAGGCCGCGAGGTGTTCCCCATCGCGCACATCACATCACTGTTCCAATGGCTGAGCCATCGCTCGACCTCGTGCATCTGGCTCTCGATGTACTCTCGGTACTCTGCGCCCTTCGGGTACTTGGCAGCGGTGGCCGCGAGTTTGCGGTAATCCTCGATCAGCCCTGCCCGATACTTGGCCTCGATGGTGCTCTCGCGCCATCCGTTCTGCACGTTTTGCATATAGGCTGTGAGCACCCTGCCATTGGCCTGATATTCCGCCGCGCACTCATCGAGCAATGGCTGCATAAGGGCGAGCATCTCGTGCTCGATCTGGTCTTTCATTGTGACTTTGAACATTCCATTCTCCAGTTGGTTAGATTTCTGCACACGTTTCATCTTCATTTCCTCTGCTGGAACCGGGGACATGATGTCCCCGGTTTGGTTGAACCCTGCCGCGCAGCCGTGCCTGAGCCAGCCGTTTGACAGGGATTGAAACACCGCACGGCTCAAGCCGAGAGGGACTTCATGCCAGCCACAGCCCGTGCCACGTTGCCACCGCAAGCAGCGATAGCAGCCCGCAGCGCAGCGATCTCGGCCTTGGTGAGCGGTTTTGCTTCTTTCTTGGTCTCGACACGCTGGGCAGCCTTTTCGGCTGGCTCGAATGCAGCCATTGCACGTTGGTAGGTCTTCTTCGCGGCTTCGTAGGCTGGCTTGGACTTGTCCAAGATCTTGCGACCCGCAGCGCAGCGCACGCCATCGACGAGACCGCACACGCCGAGCGAGATCTTTTGCTTGTTGAACATTTCCTTTTCGGATGCCCACTTGAGCACGATGGGCTGCACTTGTTCGAGTGTGGTGATGCCCGCTGCCTGCATGGCTGCGACGAGCGCATCGTTCGCGTCTTGCGTCGTGGTTGCGAACGTGTTGAGTGCGTTGATGGCAGCGGTATGGTTGATTTTGCTCATTTCATTCTTTCGTTGGATTGGGGCTCTCTGCCCCGGGGTTGGTGTGGTGTGCAGCAGAGCGATTCCCCACTGCACAATTGCATTTTACCTAACCCCCCATTTTGCTCGGTGCGTGGTGCGTTGATACCCCGTGAGATACCCCGAAACAGGGGACATGATGTCCCCGGTTACTCGAGAATGGCGTTACCCCACCCACCCCCCACATCCCTTTTATACTCGCGTCGTTGCGTATATATATGAACACTGTTTCTGAACCACACATACTATTTTCTGTCTAATAGCCCCCCGGGGGTATATTATAAAAAATCATATATACTTTTGTCTAACGATGGACAAGTGCGGACAAAAAAGAGCCCACCGAGGTGGGCTAAGGTGACGTGAGTCACTTGGAGAAGCAATGCCATAAATGCAACAAAGTTGCGACATCACAAACTTAGTATACACTCCGCACAAACGAGGTACCAACCTACGCGCTATGCTTGAACACCTGATAGACATCAAACCACCTGTGGCCGCACACTCCAAAAAAGCTATTCACGCTTTGGATAAGGCAAACGCGCAGGACGTACTCGACGCCCAAGTCAACACGACGATGTGGCTAGAGAGCATGGGCGTCGAAGACGACCAGAAGATACTTGCCGAAGCTGAGGCCAATGCAGCACGCAAGGTATTTACCGATCTGGCTACCGCCGCGCCCGAAGAGCACACCAAGTCAAACCTGACCACGCTCAAGACGCCACAAGCAGTACGCCATCTGGTAACCATGCTGTCAGCCTACGACTGGGAGTTCGTAGAGCAGGCCAAGAACCTGCGCGGCATGGCCGTCGCCAAGATCATCGAAGAGACCAACCACCCAGACGCTCGCATCCGGCTCAAAGCGCTAGAGATGCTGGGCAAAGTCACCGAGGTCGGGTTGTTCACTGACAAGATCGAAGTGAAAAAAGCAGAGCTAAGCGACGTAGAGATTGAAAAGCGTATCAAGGAAAAGCTCAACAAGTTCATGCAGGTTGTCGACGTGATCGACATCGAAGAGTCGCCAGACGAGCTTCAAGACTAGATGAACCTCAACTCAATCACAACGCTCAGCAAGCGGGAACTGGCAGCGCTCATGCAGGCGCTGCCGACGATGACCGTCCAAGAGAAGATTGAGCTATTCGAGGACTTGGAGGTGCGTGAGAAACGCGCCAGCCTAGCGGCAGCACAGCACTCCATGCTGGGGTTTGCCTCGGCGGTCTACCCGGGGTTCAAGATAGGCGCTCATCACAAGAAGCTCGCCAAGATCTTTACTGACGTGATTGATGGCAAGAAGAAGCGCGTGATCATCAACATCGCGCCTCGCATGGGTAAGTCGGAGTTCTCCTCCTATTTGTTCCCCGCATACTTCCTCGGCAAGTACCCAGAGAAGAAGATCATCATGGGCACGCACACCGCGTCGCTCTCTGAGGACTTTGGACGCCGCATTCGGAACTTGGTCGACACAGAGGAGTACGGTGAGATATTTCCTCAGACAATCGTGGCTGATGACCAGAAGGCTGCTGGAAAGTGGTCAACTTCTGCTGGTGGGCAGTATTATGCTGCTGGCGTCGGCGGGGCTCTTGCTGGTCGTGGCGCTGACCTATTTGTTATCGATGATCCCCACTCTGAACAGGACGTTAAAGCCAACTCACGACTCGCCTTTGACACGGCTTGGTCGTGGTTTCAGACGGGACCGCTCCAACGACTGATGCCCGGAGGGGCAATTATTGTCATCATGACGCGCTGGTCACTGCTCGACCTGACTGGGCGCTTGATCGACTACCAGACCAAGAACCCCAACGCTGACCAGTGGGAGATCGTAGAGCTTCCAGCCATTCTGGGCGAAGACACTGAGGGGGAGAAGTCGCTGTGGCCCGAGCAATGGCCGCTCGACCAGCTTAAGAACAAAAAAGCCAATATGGACCCGCGATACTGGAACGCCCAGTATATGCAGCAACCCACCAGCGACACGGCGGCGATCATTTCACGCAAACACTGGCGCATATGGGACGCTGAAGAAGCCCCCAAGTGCGAGTACATCATCCAGTCATGGGACACGGCGTTCGAGACCAAGACCACAGCCGACTATTCCGCCTGCACAACGTGGGGCGTGTTCTACAACGAAGAAGAGAACGACGCGCCGCAGATCATACTGCTCGACGCATTCAAGGATCGCATGGCGTTTCCTGAATTGAAGCAAGTCGCGCTCAAGCACTATAAGGAATGGGAACCCGATGCGTGCCTGATTGAGAAGAAGGCCGCTGGCGCTCCACTAATACAAGAGCTACGCAGCATGGGGATCCCCGTGAGCGAGTTTTCGCCCAGCCGAGGCAATGACAAAATGGTGCGGATGAATGCCGTGGCAGATATGTTCACTTCGGGTAAAGTCTGGGCTCCTGACACACGCTGGGCACGCGAGGTTATTGAGGAAGTAGCTGCGTTCCCTGTTGGCGAACACGACGACTACGTAGATACGGCGACCCAAGCACTGCTGCGCTTCCGCCAAGGCGGGCTTATTCCTCTGGACTCCGACGAGAAAGACGATCCACAGGTCTTTCGGCGTAAAACGCAATCTTATTACTAAAGGCTAATATGGCTAATTTCGACAAAAGTCTCTATCAAGCGCCACTAGGCATCGACGCTATGGGTGAGAGCGAGGAGCCCATCGAGATTGAGATCGTCGACCCGGAAGAAGTGAACATTCACGCCGATGGTTTGGACATTTCCATCGGAAAAGGGGACGAAACTGACGATTTTGGTGCCAATTTGGCTGAAGAAATGGATGAAAGCGCCATTTCTTCAATGGCTGGAGACCTCGTCGCGGACATCGACAACGACAAAGCGTCCCGTAAAGATTGGGAAAAAGCCTACACGGAAGGGCTGAAACTGCTCGGTCTGCAGTACGAGGAGCGTACTGAGCCTTGGAATGGCGCTTGTGGCGTGTTCCACCCCATGATTACTGAGGCAGTGATCCGCTTCCAGTCAGAAACGATCACCGAGACATTCCCTGCATCAGGGCCAGTACGCACAAAGATTCTCGGCAAAGAGACGCCGGAGAAGAAAGAAGCCGCCGTTCGCGTCGAAGATGACATGAACTATGAACTGACCGAAGTCATGCGGGAGTTCAGGCCAGAACACGAGCGGATGCTATGGAGCCTCCCGGCCACGGGTTCTGCGTTCAAGAAAGTGTACTACGACCCAGCACTTGGTAGGCAGGTTTCGATCTTTATCCCCGCCGAAGACATCCTGCTGCCCTACGGTACCAGCGATCTGGACACTTGCTACCGCCTGACGCACGTCATGCGCAAGACCAAGAACGAAGTCCTGAAGCTGCAGAACGCGGGCTTCTACCGCGACATCGAACTGCCTGACCCACTGAAGTCCCAAGACGACATCAAGAAGGCCAAGGACAAGGAAACTGGCTTCAGCGACCTGAACGACGACCGGCTCACTATTTATGAGTGCCACGTTGACCTCGACCTCAAGGGCTATGAGGATACCGACAAGGAAGGCGAAGAGACCGGCATCTCGCTGCCATACGTAGTCACGCTTATCAAGGGATCAAACGATGTCCTCGCTATCCGACGCAACTGGCAAGAAGACGACGACCTTCGACTCAAGAGACAGCACTTCGTACATTATCAGTACATCCCCGGTTTTGGCGCGTATGGCTTTGGCCTATTCCATCTCATCGGTGGATATGCGAAGTCAGCTACTAGCCTTATGCGACAGTTGGTTGACGCGGGCACCCTGTCCAACCTCCCCGGAGGTCTCAAGTCACGAGGACTGCGAATCAAGGGAGACGACACCCCCATCGCCCCCGGCGAGTGGCGCGATGTAGATATTGGCTCAGGCGCGCTGCGCGACAACCTGCTGCCACTGCCATATAAAGAACCTAGCTCGGTTCTGGCTGCGCTGCTGGACAAGATCGTCGAAGAAGGCCGTCGCTTCGCATCATCTGCTGATATGCAGGTCAGCGACATGTCTGCCAACGCGCCTGTCGGATCGACACTGGCGATCCTTGAGCGTCAGCTTAAGGTGATGACGGCGGTTCAGGCCCGGGTTCACTACTCGTTCAAGCAAGAGCTTCAGCTTCTGGCCGCGATCATCCGTGACTACACCGATGACATGTATGACTACGACCCGGGCGACGAGACCACGGGAGCCAAGAAGTCTGACTACTCGCACGTAGACATTATCCCGGTCAGCGACCCCAACGCCGCGACTATGAGCCAGCGGGTTGTGCAGTACCAAGCCGTGATTCAGATGGCCCAGATGGCCCCTGACATCTACGACCTGCCACAGCTTCACCGTGCCATGCTGGACGTGCTGGGTATCAAGAATGCCGAGAAGCTCGTGCCGCTGCCTGACGACATGAAGCCAAAGGATCCGATCACGGAGAACATGGACATTCTGAAGTGCGAGCCACTGAAGGCGTTCATCTTCCAAGACCATGAGTCCCACATCAAGGTTCACATGGCGATGTCGCAGGATCCGACGATCATGCAGTTGATCGGGCAGAACCCCAAGGCACAGCAGATGATGGCCGCTGGGATGTCGCATATCGCTGAGCACGCCGCGTATGCCTACCGCCAGAAGATCGAGCAGCAGTTGGGTATGCCGATGCCTGCAGAAGACAACGAGGACAAGCTGCCACCAGAAGTCCAGAACGCTATGGCCGGGATGATGGCGCAGGCCGCTCAACAAGTCCTGCAGATGAGCCAAGCACAGCAAGCTCAGCAACAAGCTCAGCAAGCGCAGCAAGACCCGATTGTGCAGATGCAACAGCAAGAACTGCAGATTCGCCAGCAAGAAGTCCAGATCAAGCAGCAAGAAATGCAGATCAAGGAAAAGAAAATGGCTGCGGACGTTGCAGCACGGGCCGACGAGATCGAGATCAAGAAGACCCAAGCCGAAGGCAACATCCAGCTTGGCGCTATGAACGCACAGATCAAGGCCAAGGAATCTCAGGACAAGCTCGCCGCTCACCAAGAGTTGGAGGGTACCCGCATGGGCATCGACATCGCCAAGTCCAAGGCGCAATCTCAACAGAAGCCAACTAAATGATTCACGACTTCGCCCGCGTATTGCGCGAACAAATACGTACTGATATGAACAACTACGCCGACGATATCTCGTCTGGCGTGTGCAAATCCTTTGAAGAGTACCAAAAACTCTGCGGCGTTATTCAGGGTCTAGCCGTTGCAGAGCGTTACTTACTTGACCTTGCTAAGAAAGTTGAACAATCCGATGAGTAATCTCATTCTGCCTCCCGGTATCACTCTTCCAAGCAGCATCCAGCCTAAAGAAACGGTGGATGACAGCGTTCCTATCGAGGATCGTGGGCGTTCGTTGCCCGAGCCTACGGGCTGGAAGATTTTGTGTGTTGTTCCTGACGTATCCGCCAAGATTGACGGTACGGAACTGGATCTGGTCAAGTCTACTGACGCGCTGCGTCAGGAAGAACATGGCACTACGGTACTGTTTGTCGTCAAGGTAGGCCCACAAGCTTACAAAGACGATGCAAAGTTTGGCGGGGAGGCGTGGTGCAAGGCTGGCGATTTCATCCTTGTACGTACCTATTCCGGTACGCGCTTCAAGATCTACGGTAAAGAGTTCCGTCTCCTGAATGACGATCAGGTTGATGCGGTTGTTGAAGATCCACGTGGCTTGACCCGTGCTTAAGGAGTAGTAATGGACCCATTTCAATTCCCAGACGAGATTGAAGACGACGTTGTTGTCAAGGTAGACGACAAAGACGAAATCGAAATCGAAGTCGTCGATGACACGCCCGTACAAGATCGAGGACGCAAGCCACTAGATAGGGAAGTCGACGACCCATCGGACGATGAGATTGAGAACTATTCCGATAAGGTCAAGTCACGGATCAAGGAACTCACCCACGCACGTCACGACGAGCGGCGGGCTAAAGAGTCTGTTCTGCGCGAGCGGGCAGAGCTTGAGAGGCTTGCACAAACGCTGATCGATGAGAACAAGAATCTCAAGCAGTACGTGAACCAAGGTACTCAGCAGTATGCGAGTACGATGAAGTCTGCTGCCGAAGCCGAATTGGCTATGGCACGCAAGCAGTTTAAGGAAGCTCAAGAGGCTTTCGATACTGACGCCATCATGGCGGCGCAAGAAGCGCTTAGCGACGCTAAGTGGAAACTGGAAGAGGCCAAGCGATTTAACCCCGCCCCTTTACAGATCGACGATAGTGTAGTACAACAGCGACAATCTACTCCCCAACCAGTAGAACCAGACCAGAAGACACAGCGCTGGATGCACAAAAACCAGTGGTTTGGCTCGCCGGGGTATGAGGAACTTACCAGCTATTCACTCGGGCTGCATCAAAAACTTGTGAACTCGGGCGTTGATCCGAGTAGTGATGAATACTTCGGGCATATCGATGCTCGCTTGCACTCAAAGTTCCCTGAAGTGTTCAGCGGATCAAAAGACAGAGGCTCTAGTAGACCTACAACAGTGGTAGCTTCAGCGACTCGTTCGTCAGGAGCAAAGAGGGTTCAACTTACCACTACCCAACTCGCGTTGGCAAAGAAGTTCAACCTTACCCCGCAGCAATATGCAGCGCAAGTAGCAAAACTGGAGAATTCCAATGGCTGAGAATCGTACCCCCCGTGACCTCGTGTCCCGCGAAAAAACCGCTCGTTACGTCTACACGCCGTCGAGTGCATTGCCCGATCCCACCCCTGAGCCGGGATTTGCGTTCCGTTGGATCGCGACGCATATTCTTGGACAAGCAGATCCCACCAACGTGTCTCGCAAGATGCGCGACGGATGGGAACCAGTAAAGGCTGTTGATCATCCTGAACTGATGCTGCAAGGCAATGCTCAGACAGGTAATGTGGAAATTGGCGGTCTTATGCTTTGCAAGATCGCCGAAGAAAAAGTTAAGGCTATGGCTGAGTACTATGACCAGAAGGCGACTAGCCAGATGGAATCAGTCGACAATAGCTTCATGCGACAAAATGACCCGCGTATGCCACTGTTTGCTGACCGTAAGTCGTCAAGCAGCCGTGGCGGTAGCGGATTTGGTTCTGGTTCAAAATAAGGAGTCTTAAATGGCTTATCCTACGGTTGCGGCCCCCTATGGGCTTTTGCCAGTCAATCTGATTGGCGGGCAGGTGTTTGCGGGTTCTACCCGTGAACTTCCAATCACCTATGCATATGCAACTAGCATTTTCTACGGTGATTTCGTTACGCTCGTTCGCGGCGATCTTCAGCGCATTACGGTCTCGACCGGCGTTGTTGGTACGTTGATGGGTGTGTTTCTCGGTTGCTCGTATACCGATCCGGTTACCAAGCAAAAGCGTTTTGCTCAAAACTGGGTTGGCGGCACGACTGCTGGCGACTGCGTTGCAATCGTTTGCGACGATCCAGACACGGTCTTCAAGGCTGTTATGTTGTCGGGCACCACGGTTGTTGCTTCGGGCGCTCGCGCTATGCTGGGCCAGAACTTGGCAGCAGTGAACAACACCGGCAACTCCAACAGCGGTAACTCGCTGAATGGCGTGTTGGCAGATACCTCCCTCGCTCTGACGGCAGCTCTGCCGATCCGTGTTGTGGGTCTGGTGCCTGATTCGGCTGTTACTCTCGGTACTGGCGTTTATAGCTCGATCAGCACGGCTACCGTGACGCTTGCCTCCGCTATTGGCTTTACGCCAACGGTCGGTTGCGATGTCGGTTCGATTGCCGCCAACGGTCAGTACATTGCCAGTGGTTCGTATGTTGCCTCGGTGACGAACTCGACCACCGTTGTGCTGAACGCGGCCCCACTGGTTGCCTTCGGCGCTGCGTCCACCATCGTCTTCACCCAATACCCAGAAGTGCTCGTCAAGATCAATTTCGGTCTTCATAAGTATTATGCTGGCACTGCTGTCGCTTAATAAGGAGCACTAAAAATGGCTATCTCACGCGCACAACTGCTTAAAGAACTGCTTCCGGGCCTGAACGCCCTGTTTGGTTTGGAGTACGCTCGCTACGGCGAAGAGCACAAAGAAATCTACGAAACCGAGAAGTCGGAACGTAGCTTTGAAGAAGAAACCAAGCTTGCTGGTTTCTCCGCTGCTCCCGTCAAGAACGAAGGTTCGGCTATCGCTTACGACAATGCTCAAGAGGCATTCACCGCTCGCTATAACCACGAAACCATCGCTCTGGGCTTCTCGATCACCGAAGAAGCTGTGGAAGATAACTTGTATGACAGCCTGTCGGCTCGTTATACCAAGGCTCTCGCCCGCGCTATGGCGTACACCAAGCAAGTCAAGGCCGCTTCGGTCTTGAACAACGGCTTCTCCAATGCCTATCTGGGTGGTGACGGCGCTTCGCTGTTCAGTACCTCGCATAGCTTGGTGAACGGTGGCACCAACAGCAATCGTCCTTCGACGAACGCTGACTTGAACGAAACCTCGTTGGAAAATGCTGTGATTCAAATCGCTGCATGGACTGATGAGCGCGGTCTGCTGATCGCCGCCAAGCCTAAGAAGCTGATCATCCCGCCTGCTCTGATGTTCGTTGCTACCCGTCTGTTGGAAACCAGCCTCCGCGTTGGCACCACCGACAACGATATCAACGCCCTGAAGAACAACGGTTCGATCCCAGAAGGCTACACCGTCAACCACTTCTTGACCGACAACAACGGCTGGTTCCTGACCACCGATGTGCCTAACGGTCTGAAGCACTTCGAGCGTATGGCTTTGGCTAACTCGATGGACGGCGACTTTGATACGGGCAACGTCCGTTACAAGGCCCGCGAGCGTTATTCGTTCGGCTGGTCGGATCCACTGGGCGTCTTCGGTTCGCCCGGAACGACCTGATCGTAAGTAGTATGGAAAAGGGAGCTTCGGCTCCCTTTTTTATTGCACACCCTATTCACTTGTGGTACAACTGCTGTACCAAGACTACTTGGCTTGTTGACTGACTTGGCAGACTACTCCTCAAGACAGCAAGCCCTACTGAGGACTCATCATGTCGTTTTCTAGCTTCTCCGGCCCCCTGCGCGTCGGTACTGTACTCAACAACCCCGGTCGCAATGCTGGCCTTGTGGTTCTGAGCCAATCTTATGACTCTGGCGACCTGACCGGCGCGGTCATTGGCAACTATGATGTTGCCGCCATGATCCTTCCCGCTGGCGCACAGATCATCAATATCGTGATTGACCAAGTGGTTGCAGCAACCACGGGCACGACTACCGTTTCGGTTGGTACCGCTTCTGGCGGCGCTCAACTGTCCGCTGCTGTTGCTACCACCGCTGGGGGCCGCTTCACGGGCACGACCACGGCTGCTACGCAGCTTGCATGGCAAACCTCCACCACTGCTGACACGACCGTCTATATTCGTGATGTCGTCGGTACGGGCACCTTGGGCGCTGGCCGGTTCATCGTGACCGTGAACTATGCGCAGAAGGTTGTGGCTAGCGGCGTGGCTATTGCCAACCCTGTTTCTGCCTAATTAGTCTCGGGGGCTTCGGCCCCCTCTTCATAGGAGTGCCTCATGGCAAAGACTAATTACTCGCCCACATTTCCAATGTATCCGGGTGATGCGGAAGCTGTAACCACAAGCGATACCGTTTCATTCCCCACGGGGTCTATCGTCTTTGTAGGCGGTGGCGGTACGGTTCGTGTGCTGACTGTTCAGGGCAGCGATGTCACGTTCATTGGTGTGTTGGCTGGTTCAGTTCTTCCTGTTCAGGTGATTCAAGTGTTTGCGAGCACGACGACCGCCACGAACATGGTCAGGATTTTCTGATGACATTCGGGTTTGGTATGGGGTTCCCACGGGCCTCGTCCGCTGCGGGCGGGCCTTCGCTCAACTTGCAGTTTGCAGGGAGCACCACGCTCGACCCACGTATTACCTTCACCAGAGCAAGTTCTGGTTCGTACTACAACTCAGCGGGCGTCTTGACCTTGGCAGGTACAAACGTGCCCCGCCTCGACTATAACCCCTCGACGCTACAGCCACAGGGCTTGCTGATCGAGGAGGCGCGGACGAATCTGCTGCTCAACAGCCTAATTAACGGCACCAATCTAACCACTCAGACCGTTACCGTAACAGCAGTAGCAACCACGCTATCATTTTACGGAACCGGCACGGTTGTTTTGTCTGGGGTAGCTACTGCCACAGTAGCTGGTACGGGCGCATACCCGTCTCGTCAAACCTATACCTTTACCCCAACCGCTGGTGCTTTAATTTTAACGGTTACGGGTACGGTTCAGTTTGCTCAACTTGAAGCCGGTGCATTTGCCACCTCATACATCCCTACAGCCGCAGCAGCAGCAACCCGCGCAGTAGACAACGCATCCATCACCACGTTGACGCCTTGGTACAACGCGACTGAGGGGACGTTGATGGCTGTTGCCGCTCCATACTCGCCGGTAACTTCCACCATAAAAATTCTTGTGTCATTTGATGATGGGACGTTTGCACAAAGAGCGCAAATAGTTAAAACGTCTGGAACGAGTTTTGTAAATGGGGTGGTAACGGTTGGCACTGCTGTATATACCGGATCGGTAACAACGCCGTGGGCGATTGATACCATTGGTAAAACCGCGCTTGCGTATAAGTCCTCCGACAATAAGATAGCATTTAATGGGGTATTGGACACTGTGGCTACTAGCACAGCCGGAGTGCCAACGGTAACAAAACTTACAATTGGCGCTAGATATGACGGCGGAACTCCTTGGGGTGGCGCAATTAGTTCCATCACCTATTACCCCCGCCGCCTGAGCGACACCGAACTTCAATCCATCACGGCATAACATGGACTACTTCCTCAAGTTCACTAGCCAGAAGGCGGCTGATGCCGTTCTATTTGCTAAAGACACGATCCTTGTTGACGGCGTATCGGAAGTTGTGATGCGACCGAAGTACACGGCCATTGATGTCATCGGTACAATCTACAAGCCGACTGGTAACATTACCACCGTAGATGACGTTCGGACTCCTGAGATGGCTGCGGTGACTGGCTACCACGTTAATGTGCGCCATGACGCAGAAGCACCAGAGTTGGATTCTTATGTGATTCAAGTCGCCACCCCATCGCGTGTTTGGGCATAATCATGGCTAAGTCACCGGCTTGGACTCGTAAGGAAGGCAAAGCGGAAGCTGGCGGATTGAACGCCAAAGGCCGCGCCTCTTACAACAAAGCCAATCCGGGCAAGCCGGGGCTCAAGGCTCCGCAGCCTGAAGGTGGTTCACGCAAGGATTCATTCTGTGCCCGGATGTCAGGTATGAAGAAGAAGCTGACAAGTGCTAAAACCGCCAACGACCCAGACAGCCGCATCAACAAAAGCCTCAAAGCGTGGAGGTGCTAAAATGGATCACGAACACTCAGAACTGTTTAAGCATACCCTTGACGCGGTATCAGTAGTAACCGTAATAGGGGCTCTTGTGGATGTACTGCCAGCTATTGCGGCACTGTTTACGATCATTTGGACTGGTATCCGTATCTGGGAAAGCGATACGGTACAGGGTTGGCTTGGGAGAAAGTAATGCCATCTACGTCCAAGAAACAGCATAATTTCATGGCGGCAATCGCCAACAACCCTTCTTTTGCAAAGAAAGTAGGGATCCCCCAGAGCGTAGGCTCTGACTTCGTTAAGGCCGATAAAGGCCGTAAATTTGCAAAAGGTGGTGATATGGCTACTAAGAAAAAGCTCCCAGCATTTATGATGGATAAAGAAGACAAAGAGATGAAGGGTAAAGCCAAGGGCAATCCGTTCGCCAAGGGCAAGCCTTTCGCCAAGGGCGGTTTTGTTCGCGCTGCTGACGGCGTTGCTACCAAGGGCAAGACCAAAGCCAAGCAAATCAAGATGGCTGGCGGCGGAAGCTGCAAGTAAGGAATCATCATGGCACGCCCTATTGTTTACCCCGGTGATGTCCCCGTGGACGAACCCACAGTCGACCTACCTAAACCGAAGCCAGCGCCTAAGCGTAAGGACAAGGCGGTTGTGTATCCAAAGGACGCGCCCGTGGATGAGCCCGTCAAGAAGATGGCTAAAGGCGGCGTGACCCGTGCTGATGGCTGCGCCCAGCGCGGCAAGACGAAAGGCAGGATGGTGTAATGGTACTCCCAGTAATAGCGAGAATGGCTGCGGCTGCGGCTGCAAAGCAAATAGGCAAAGCAGGGGCTAAACGCGCCAGTAAAGAAGCGGCGGAACAAGCCGCTAAAGCGGAAGCAAAATCTGTTGACTTCATGCCCGGAGCGCGTAGAACAGGTACAAGAGCGGCAAAAGATACTAAAGAACCTACCGAATATACGCCAGAAGTATCTGGGCGTATGCGTTTTCGGAGACAAGACGAAGATGTGGTCCCTGAAGACCGTACTCCTCGCATGAGCGATGACTACAAAAAGGGCGGCAAAGTCAAGTCTTCTGCTTCCAAGCGGGCTGACGGTATCGCTCAACGCGGGAAGACACGAGCATGATCGCCAGTCGCGGCATGGGGGATATCAGCCCCTCCAAGATGCCCGGAGGCAAGAAGAAAGCCCGCCGCGACGACACGGCGTTCACGCAATATGCTGAAGGCGGCAAAGTAGGTCTGTACGACAATATCAACGCCAAGCGTAAGCGAATTGCTCAAGGCTCTGGCGAGAAGATGCGTTCTGTTGGTCAGTCGGGTGCGCCCACGGCTCAAGCCTTCAAGCAATCCGCAAAAACACGTAAAGGAATAATGAAATGAGTGCAGGCGGAAGTGCCCCAATGGGCGGCGGTCAATTAGGTGGTCCTACGCAAGCAGGCGGTCAATTGGGTGGTCCTACGCAGATGGGCGGTATGCCCGGAGGCCAGAACCCAATACAGCAGGCCCAGATGCAGCAACAGTCCTTCCAAGGTGGTCCTTTGGGTAGTCCTAGCCCATTCCCGCAAGGTTTTACACCGCAAATGCCGCCCCAAGGCGCGGCTGGTATGCCACCCCACCTTGCTAATGTGCTTGCAAAACATCCTGAAATTCGAGGGCAGTTTGCGAATTCGGCAGGAGGCAAGGGCGGTATGCCCGGAGCGCAGCAGAACCCGATGCAGCAGATGGGCGGCGGTGTGTTTGGCATGAGACGCGCCATCGCTGATTTGTCTAATCGTACCGGCTCCGCCCCAATGCAGCAGCAGAACCCAATGCAGCAGAACCCAATGCAGCAGAACCCAATGCAACAGCAAGGTCTCGCCTCGCTGCTCAAGCCTCAACAGTCGTCAACTAACTCGTTGCAATAATGGCTACCTCTGGAACCACAGCATTCAATCTTGACCTGACCGAGTTGGTCGAGGAAGCGTTCGAGCGTTGTGGTTCGGAGCTTCGCACTGGTTATGATCTCAAAACTGCTCGGCGTAGCCTTAATCTCCTGTTTGCTGATTGGGCTAATCGCGGGGTTAACATGTGGACTATTGAGCAGGGGTCTATTCCGCTTGTTCAAGGCACTGCAACGTACAACCTCCCGGCTGATACGGTGGATCTTCTAGAGCACGTTGTACGTACAGGCGCAGGCAGTTCGGCAACCCAAGCTGATCTGACCATCACGCGCATCTCTGTATCTACCTACGCTACGATCCCCAACAAGCTGAGCCAGTCTAGGCCAATTCAGATCTACATCAACCGCCAAGCCCCGGTGCCCAACGTCACCGTTTGGCCGATCCCTGATGGCGCTCAGACCTACACGCTTGTGTACTGGCGGCTGCGTCGGATCCAAGACGCAGGCTCGGGCGTTAACACGATGGATGTGCCGTTCCGTTTCATCCCCTGCATGGTTGCAGGACTGGCCTACTACCTCGCGCTGAAGCTGCCTGACGGCATCAACCGGCTCGACACACTCAAGGCGCAGTACGACGAAGCTTGGGATTTGGCCTCTTCTGAAGACCGTGAGAAGGCGGCGGTGCGGTTCGTGCCCCGGCAGATGTTCATAAACTAAGATGGGCAACAGGTTCTCATCTGGCAAAAATGCCATCGCGGAGTGCGACCGATGTGGACAACGGTTTAAGCTGACTGCGCTCAAGAAGGAAGTGATAAAGACCAAGACGTACAACCTCTTGGTTTGCTCTGTCTGCTGGGATCCAGATCATCCGCAACTTCAACTAGGTATGTATCCGGTTGATGATCCTCAAGCAGTGCGAGAGCCTCGCCGGGATCAGAGCTACTACCAGTCTGGTCTTTTGAGCGACGGCAATCAGGGCGAAGGTAGCCGAGTCTTTGAGTGGGGGTGGAACCCAGTTGGTGGAGCTAGTAGCTTTGACACAGCACTAACACCAAATAGCTTGGTTGCACAAGGTATTGTTGGTACAGTCACAGTAGTGACGACGTAAGGAGGCCATATGGCTAAGGACATTAAAAAGGCGCTCAAGGCGCACATGATGAAGGGCAAGAACGCCCACCCCGATAGTGCTGCTAAAGGCATGAAAAAGGGTGGTCCTACCTCTGAGGATCGTATGCGACTGGGCAAGAACCTGTCCCGTGCGGCTAACCAAAAGACGGGTTGAATCATGGCTAAGATCAACAACAAGCCCGCTGCAGCTTATGCAGCCCCGCACACGATGTCGGGCAAGTCTGTTGGCATCAACGACTACGGCAAAAAGCCAACCATGCCGCGTAAAGAGGACTGGGTTCCGCTTGCAGGCGTCTCCATTGGAGACAACGGCGGTGTCAAGACTGACGGCATCAGGATCCGTGGCGTCGGCGCAGCTACTAAGGGCGTGATGGCGAGAGGTCCGATGGCATGAACTATTCGGCGCTTGTAACTGCGATCTCCGACTACACGGAGAATCAATTTGCCACCACGGATATGAACACGTTCATAACGCAGGCAGAGCAGCGCATTTACAACACGATTCAGTTCCCATCGCTCCGTAAGAACGTCACGGGTACGACAACGGTGAGCAATCCGTATCTGACTTGCCCGACTGACTTCCTCTCAGCGTACTCGGTAGCGGTCTATCCCGCTGCTGGTGGGGCGTACTCGTTCCTGCTGAACAAGGATGTGAACTTCATTCGTGAGGCGTATCCCGACCCATCCTCTATAGGCCAGCCAAAGTTCTACGCCCTGTTCGGGCCAGACTACACGGTTCCTACGGAACTCACCTTCATCCTCGGACCTACGCCCGACGCTGCATACAAGGTTGAGTTGCACTACTTCTACTACCCAGAGTCCATTACGACTACGGTGGGTGGTCAGACTTGGCTGGGAGATAACTTCGACAGCGTCCTGCTTTACGGTTCGCTCGTTGAAGCGTACATCTTCATGAAGGGTGAGGACGACATGATGAAGCTGTACGACGGGAAGTACAAGGAAGCTCTGGAATTGGCTAAACGTCTGGGCGATGGCCTTGAGCGCGGCGATGCCTACCGTAACGGGCAGTACCGACAAAAGGTAACTTGACATGTCGCTTACCCAGACGATGACCACCAGCTTCAAAGTGGAGCTACCCCAAGCAGTGCATAACCTCTTGACCGATTCGATCAAGATCGCGCTGTATACCGCCTCTGCAACGCTTAACGCTGATACGACTGTCTACTCCTCAAGTAACGAGGTTGTAGCGTCTGGGTATACGGCAGGCGGGGTAGTGGTCACTGGCGTTACGATCAACTCCGCAAGCAATGTCGCATACATCAGTTTCACCAATCCTAGTTGGTCGGCTGCGCTGACGGCGCGTGGGGCATTGATCTACAACGCAACACAAGGCAACAAATCTATTGCTGTTCTTGACTTCGGCGCAGACAAAACCTCTGCCATCACGTTTACAATTCAGATGCCCGCCAACACCTACACCTCGGCTGTATTGCGGATCGTATAAGGAATACCATGAACTCCGAAAAAATCACTGCCATTGACGCTTGTGGCACCTCTGTTGACAAGGGCGCTCCTGTCACCGAAACCATCGGCATCAAAGGCCACTACGATGTTGTCTGCATTGGTGCAGATGGGCAAGTCAAGTGGACTGATGCTATTGAGAATCTGGTGGTGACTGTCGGCAAGAACGACTTGCTTGACAAGTACTTTGCTGGCTCTGCTTACAACGCTGCTTGGTACATGGGCTTGGTGGATAACGCTTCGTTCACCGCTTACGCCGCTGGCGATACGCTGGCCTCCCACACTGGCTGGCTGGAGAACTTGGGTTATACCAGCGCGACCCGACCCAGTGTAAGCTGGACTCCCGCCGCATCTGCGGGCTCAAAAACCGCCAGTGTTGTTGCGTTTGCAATCAATACCACCTCGACAATCTTGGGCGCGTTGATGACCGGATTGGCGACAAAAGGCACGACCACAAACGGCGGCGTAGGTATTTTGTACTCCGCTGGCACGTTCACTGGCGGCGCTCGCGCAGTTATCAGCGGCGATACGCTGAACGTCACTTACACCGCTTCTGTCTAAGGAAACATCATGGCAGCAACTTTCCCCGTTGGTAGCACCGTCAAGATCAACGCTATCGTTCCAGAAGGCCCAGTCAAAAAGATTCGTTTCAACGACGACAGCCTGATCGAGTATCTGGTGACTTGGGTAGACATTGACGGCGTTTCACAAGAGCGTTGGTTCTTGGAAGATTCATTGGTTGCTGCGTAACCCTTTAAGGGAAAACCATGCTATCAGCCATTGTTGGCCCTCTCAGTTGGGCAGTAGGTGACGGCACTGCCGTCGCTGCCACTACCACGCAAACCTCGTTGTTGACGAGTACCGCTGCCACGGGTAAGTGGGCTATGCCCGGAGGGTATTTCACCGCCCCCGGTCAAATGCTACGGCTCTCGGCGTCTGGGCGCATCTCAACTCCGGCGGCCACCCAAGGCAATATCACATTTGCAGTCGCTGTTGGTGCAGTAAACGTCTGCGTGACGCCTACGTTTGTGTCGCTTGCTTCCCAGACAAACATTTCATGGCAGTTGTATTGGCTGCTGACTTGTCGGGCAGTTGGTGATGGTACGCTGACGACCTTTATATGTTCGGGCAATTTTGAAACAGCGTTGGTGTCAGCTACTAACACCAATAACTTGATACCTGCTACTGCTCCAGCGGTGGGTAATGGCTGCAACACCAATACCGCCGCGAACGTCGATCTTCTTGTAACTTGGTCGAACGCGACGGCTGGCAATTCTATTCAACTACATCAGTACCTGCTTGAATCTGTAGTTTAAGCCAGCGTAGGCACGGGAGAGGTGAACCGTGGCCGTCTATAACGTCCCGAAGAAGTTCAATAAGAGTTACAAGCCGATCCGTCGCGGTCGAGGCGTCCTTCTTACTGGGGCACTGCGCCCGCTTAAAGACAGCAACCGCGCTCCCCAAGCCTTTGATGTAGGTGTCAGGGAGTGGACAGGCGGCGCTTGGGGCTTGGGTGTCTGGGGCGACGGCTCTTGGGGTGTTGGTTCTGGTGGAGTCCGTGACTCCGTATCTGCTACGCAGAACCCCGGCGGTTCTGTTACTGAAACAGGTAACGCCCAAAATACCCAGACAGGGCTACTGTCTCCCGCTACAGCACTCCGAACAGAAGCAGTTACTGCCACCGAAGCTCAGGTAGCTAGGCTCACCGTTAGCGTAGCGATCCCCGAGGCGAGCGCTGCCGCCGATGCTGAAACAGCAACGATCACCGTTAGCAAGGCGCTAACTGAAACAGCCGCTGCAACGAACTTGCAGACGGGGCTCCTGTCTCCTGCAACAGCATCCCGAACAGAAACAGTCACTGCCGCGACAACGCAGAACGGGACTTTCTCCACTGCCGTATCTATCGCTGAAGCAGTCACTGCCACCAACGCGCAAACGGGGCTGATTTCTTTTGGCAAGGCAATTGCTGAGACGGCATCAGCGACCGATACGGTCAACTCGCTTGCAGTTACTTACTCCAAAGCGATAACTGAGCCGACAACTGCTTGGGGTCTTGGGACTTGGGGCACAGGTGCTTGGGGTACGCGCACAACCGATACCGTAGTTGGCCTCATCCCTGTCAACACCGTTATCACTGAAACGGGTAATGCCCAAAATACTCAAACGGGACTCCTGTCCCCTGCCGCTGCACTACTAGCAGAAGCTGTCACTGCGACTAATTCCCAAACGGGACTCCTGTTAGTCCCTGCTGTAATCACTGAAGCAGCATCCGCGACCGACGCGGTCAACTCTCTTGCAGTTACCTATTCCAAGTCGATTACAGAGACTGTCTCTGCGACGAATGCCCAAACGGGATTGCTGTTTACAGCAACGGCGATCTCTGAAGCAGTCACTGCGGCTACTGCACAGAACGGGACACTTGTAATTGGTTCGGCGCTGACTGAAACAGTCTCGGCCCAAAACACCCAGACAGGGCTCCTGTCCACGGCAACGACAATCTCTGAAGCTGTCACCGCCGCAGCCACACAGACGCTCACTTCGCTGACCATAAGTGTCGCTCTAACTGAGTCCAATGGCGGCTGGGGGTTCAGTACTTGGGGTACGAACGTCTGGAGTTCTGGTACTACCGACACGGTTGTAGGACTTATCCCCGTAATCACCACGATTACGGAAAGCGTTGGCGGCTGGGGCTCATCGGCATGGGGGCAGAACCCTTGGGGCACGGGCGGGGCATCTGATCTCGTCAATAGCACGGCGCTTAAACCTGTAGCTATAACCGAAGCAGTTACCGCTACCGACGCTGTAAACGGGCTGCTTTCTGTTCCTGTTGCCATCAGCGAAGCAGTGTCGGCTACCGATACGGTCAACTCGCTTGCAGTTACTTACTCCAAGTCAATCTCAGAGGCAGTCTCGGCTACGGATTCGGTCAGTGGCTTGCTGGTCATTGCCGCAGCTAGAACAGAAGCAGTCACTGCGGTTGATACAGTCAACTCCCTTGCTGTTGCGTATTCCAAGTCTCTGACAGAAGCGGTTTCTGCCACTGATTCGGTCAACTCACTCTCGGTTACTTACTCAAAGTCCCTGACTGAGTCCAATGGCGGTTGGGGTTTTGATCCGTGGGGCACCGATGTCTGGGGCTCTGGCACGCTCGACACTGTTGTCGCTGGCCCTTCGGCCATAACCGGGACTATCGTAGAAACCCTTGGAGGGTGGGGAACTCCTGCTTGGGGCTCTGGAATTTGGGGTTCTGGTGGAGCCACCGACTCCATTAGCGGGCTGCTCGTTACCGTTGCATCGACCATCACAGAAGCAGGGGCAGCAACAACCGCTCAATCCGCTTCGGCTGACTGGTTGGCAAGCATCACAGAAGCAGGTAGCGCACAGGATACCGTCAACTCTTTGGCGGTTACCTACTCCAAGTCCATTGCGGAAGCGGTTTCTGCCACGGATGCAGTCAACTCGCTATCCAACACTTACAGCCGATCCATTACCGAATCCAACGGTGGTTGGGGCTTTGATACTTGGGGCTCTGGAGTCTGGAGTTCAGGAACTCTTGATACGGTTGTCGCGTCTGCTGCTGGCATAACCGGAACCATCATCGAATCCGTGGGCGGTTGGGGCTCTTCTGCTTGGGGCCAAAACCCTTGGGGCACAGGTGGCGCATCTGATCTTGTCAATGGTACTTTTGTCGCAGGGGTTGCGATCACCGAAGCCGTATCAGCCGCTGATACAGTCAACTCACTTGCGGTTGCGTACTCAAAGTCCATAACAGAAACAGCCAGCGCAACAGACTCCGTCTCTGCTGGAGCAATCAGCACAAGCGTTTTCATCACTGAATCCAACGGCGGTTGGGGCTCTGGCACTTGGGGCTCAGGCGTTTGGAGTTCCGGCACTACCGACACGGTTGTTGGGCTTACATCTTACGAGGCCGACATCCTTGAAGCCCTTGGGGGCTGGGGCTCGTCTGCTTGGGGTCAAAACCTTTGGGGTACGGGCGGCGCATCTGATCTTGTTGATAGTACCGCACTCAAACCTGTCTCCATCACAGAAACCGTTGCAGCCACCGACGCGGTCACTGGGCTTATTCCGTTCATCACAGCGATTGCGGAAACAGTCAACGCGCAAGACAGCGTAGCTATTCAGGCATTCAGCACAGCCGTCTCTATCACTGAAGCGACAAGTGGCTGGGGTCTCAGCACTTGGGGCACGAATGTCTGGGGCGCGGGCACTCTTGATACTGTCACTGCGTACATCCCGACCAACAACGTCTCAATCGAGGAAGCAACAAGCGGTTGGGGCAGTGGTACTTGGGGTACAGGTGCTTGGGGTACGCGCACTATAGACACTGTCATTAGTGCAGGGCCAGTTGCAGCGGACATAACGGAAGCAACGAGCGGGTGGGGGATTGGTACATGGGGCACAGGAGTCTGGGGCGCAGGCACTCTTGATACGGTTGTTGCTTATGTTCCGACAAAGAATGCTTTAATTGATGAAGTCACTAGTGGCTGGGGGCTTGATGCTTGGGGCTCTATTGCTTGGGGAACAGGGACTGTCGATACCGTAGTCTCATTGGTGCCGTTAGCCCCCGACATCCAAGAAAGCGTCAACGCTACTGACACTGCGTACATCCAGTTCCTCAACATCTATTGCCAGATTCTTGAATCTGTTTATGCAGTAGATACACTCATTGGGCTACTGGCCTGTTGGGTTCCAGTAGATGACTCACAGGCTCCAGTCTGGGGGTTGATTGATGATTCGCAGGGCGGTACATGGGGGACGGTTGTTACTCCCGAGACGCTTCCTTGGCAACAGATCAATGAAACGCAAACGGCTGGGTGGCAGCAAGTCGCTACCCCTCAAACTAGCACATGGGCTACAGCGGGCGCGGCGACAAACCCAGCATGGGCGCAGATCAATGAAACGCAAACCCCGGAGTGGCAGGGGGCAAATACCACACAATCTGGAAATTGGACACCGGTCTCAAACTCGGCTAACATCGCGTGGACTGCAGTTGTTGACACGCAGGCAGCGGGGTGGGATGCTATAAACAATGTTCAGACTCCACCGTGGATCACAATCGACGACTCACAGTGCTGAAGCACTAATATCTAAGGACTAACATGGCAGCAACACCACTTCTCGGCCTTGAACTTCCCGTCACCGGAACTCTTTCCGGTACTTGGGGCGACACGGTCAACAACGCAATTACCTCGCTGATTGATACGGCCATTGCTGGCGTGTACACAATGGGCGCTGGTACTGGCGATGTAACGCTCACGACGACTACTGGTGCGGCCAATCAGGCTCGTTCAGCCATTCTTTTGTGTACTGGGTCTCGCGCCGCGCTAACAACCATCACGGCCCCAGCATCATCCAAAATCTATGTAATCATCAACACCACGACCGGCGGCTTTGGTATCAAGTTGGTTGGCGCTGGCCCAACTACCGGCATCACGATTCTCAACGGCGAAGAGGCTGTTGTTGCTTGGAGCGGCTCTGATTTTGTACGCATTGCTACCAACGGCGGGCCAATAGTTGGTTCAACGGGCACGTTTACCGGCCTCGTCAGTATTGCTGGTGGCGCTCAAACTGCTTCGGTCACGGCTACTCAGGCGGCTGGCGCGATCACGCTCGACTGCAACTTGTCGAATGTCTTTGCAACGACCTTGACGGCAAGCATCACGACGCCAACGTACAGCAACCCGCATGACGGGCAGACCATCAACTGGTTCATCACCCAAGGCGGCGCTGGTAGTTTCACAGTTGCGTGGGGTGGTGTGACGGCAGTGAAGTGGCCGGGAGGTACTGCTGGTGTCTTGAGCACGGCAGTTGGCGCAGTTGACTTGGTGGTGCTGACCTATCGGTCTTCTACCGGCTTCTGGTACGGAACTATTGCAAAGGCATTCGCATGACATTCGCTGCTAGAACATTTCAAGGCGCTGCTCAAAGAGGGGCCATTCAATACACGTTTGCGGCCAACGCTGCAGATCAGTCCTTTGATGTTACTGCTGGCGTCGCTCCCTCGGGGGGCTCAGTTACTGGAACATATATTGGCGGCAACACCGCCATTACCATCGTTGTTAATAGTAGTATCTATATTTACTCTACTTCTTCCACTACTCCAGCTCTTGCGCTAACTGGTGGTGCCGGTAATGATACTATTACACTTACCAATAATGGCTTCATTATGGGGTGTGGCGGTACTGGCGGGGGTAGTCTTGGGGCTACAACGACGTATGACCCACCCAATGCCGGTGGTATCGCCCTACAAGCTGGCTTCGCGTTGAGCGTAGTTAAAAACGCAGGATCGTATATCGGCGGCGGGGGCGGCGGGGGTGCTGGTGGTGGCAGCAACCCCCAAGTTTCTGGTGGGGGTGGTGCTGGCGGTGGAGCTGCAGGGGCTGCATACGATACAGCTACTGGAGGCGTTGCCGGTGGAACTGGTGGAGCCGTTGGCCTCACAGGAACAAATGGTACGTTTAACGCTGCCGTAGCTAGTGGTGGTGGCGGCGGTAGGTTGTTCCCCGGTACTGGCGGGGCCGGGGGGTTATGTACTGGCACCACGATTACTCGTGACAATGGAGACGGAGGTACTGCTGGCGGCGGCGGGGGGTCTAGAAACTATCTTCAGGCTGCTGCTGCTGGCGGCGGTGGTGGGTTTGGTGCGGTTGGCGGCACAGGCTACGCATGGACGACAACGACTGGCGCAGGTGCATTTGACGTAACGGGTGGTGCGGGCGGAAGCGCAGGTTTTGTCGGCTCGGATGGAGCGGAAACAAAGGGCTTGACCCTTAGCTCTACCGCTGCCGGAGCAGCGGGCGGCAAGGCTATTAACTTCAACGGCTTTACAGTCACCATTTCTGGCTCAGGCACAACCTACGGAGCAACATCATGATCGTCACACAAGCACTTTTGCTGGCCGTTGGTGGATGCGCTCAAATCGTTCAGCACCTCATTGATACTGGGTATGGCGGTCTTCTTCGTCAAGAATTTATTGACAAGATGCAGCAAGACGCGGATGCAGGTATACACCCACAGTGGTGGGTTAGCTGGTCAAAGGTGTATCTTAAAAACGGGGACGCTATTTTCTTTAACGGGGAATACGTTAAGCTGGATGAGTTTCGGGTATTTGGTTTTAAACTAGCAGACCCCACTCAGATTTATTCCACTATTGAGGATGCAAGGGTGGCGGAAGTTGCGGCAGAGGCGGCGCAAAACGCTTCAGAAGAGTGGATGTTCCATGTCCATGCCGTATGTCCTACTGGCGAAGACCAACATACGTTGGAAACCTGTGATCTAGATGGGGATGGCGTATTTGACCACCCCGTAACGGTCTATCAAGTATTCAACTACCTGACTGGCCTGTATGAAGACTATGAATTTTTTGATGCCGCGCAACTTCGTTGCCGTGAATTGCAACAAGAACGCCAGAGCTTGATTGCACTGAGCTATGTTGTCGAGCAAAAAATCCAACAGATTAACGACCCAGAGGAAAATCCATCGGCTTGGATTCGTTACGACAAGCTAAATCCCCCGGTGTAATCATGAGTCCCGCAACCCCCGAAGTAATTGCGCTGCTTATTAAGAGTCTTCCGGGGATTCCCAGCGAGTTGGAGCTATACCATTTTGCGCGGTCTATAGAGCTTCTTCATGGGATTGGGCTGGAGTCCCCGCCCCTACCCGCTACGCAAGAGCCGAGGTTTGTATGAATGAACTACTCCAGTTCCTAGCTAAAGCCGCCCCTGCCCTAGCAACAGCAGTTGCTGGCCCGCTAGGTGCTGTAGCTGTCTCTGCTATTGCCAAGCAGTTTGGTGTGGCAGACACGCTTGAAGCCGTGACGAAGGCCGTTGTCGAAGACCCAGAAGCTGCGCTCAAGCTGGCTCAGATTGATGTTGATAAGCTGAAGATGCAGTACGCGAACACTGCCGACGCTAGAGCCATGCAGGTCGCTGCGCTCAATCAGTCTGATGTCTTCTCCAAGCGGTTCACCATGTACCTGACTGCGTTCTGGTCAGTCTGCGCGGCGATCTACATCGGCTTTATTACTTTCAGCGTAATTCCAGATACAAATGTCCGGTTCGCCGACACCATCCTTGGGTTCATCCTCGGTACGGTGATCGCCACCATGTTGAACTTCTGGTTTGGATCGAGCATTGGCAGCAAGGAAAAGGCAGAGGCAGCTAGGAAATGAAGATCGCTGACTACATCACCGTTATCTGCTGCTTGTCGTTGGCAATGGTACTTGTGGCTACCTGTTCGGCATCCTTGGTTGGCCTTTTTGATACAAAGGTTGATAACGGAGAACTGTTCAAAATGCTTCAGCCCTCGTTCAATACCATTGTCGGAGCCTTTGTTGGCACCATTGCCGGTATCAAGATGGGTAAAGAGAACAAGGACAACGAGGACAAGAAATGAAAGCCAACTTTGAGTCCTGCCTAGCCAACCTCCTGAAGCATGAAGGTGGGTACGTCAACCACCCCTCCGATCCGGGCGGCATCACCAATCTAGGCGTGACGAAAAAGGTGTGGGAAGAGTTCCTTGGTGCGCCTGTCCCAGACTCAGAGATGCAGCGCCTGACGCCCCAACTGGTTACGCCCCTATACAAAAAGCTGTACTGGGACAAGATCAAAGGCGATAATCTCCCGACGGGTGTTGACTACTGCGTGTTCGATGCTGCTGTGAATAGTGGCGCTGGCCGTGCATCCCGCTGGCTTCAGACGGCGGTTGGTGTCGAACCTGATGGGTCGCTTGGCCCAAAGACCTTTGCTGCTGTAGAGATCCTCCACCCAAAACTGCTGGTCTCTCGCTACTGCGAGCAGCGTCTCGCCTTCTTGCACCGCCTCGGCACATGGGAAACCTTCGGACGAGGGTGGGAACGCCGAGTCAAAGAAGTAGAAAGTACCGCACAGTCAATGTGCAAATGAGGTCACTATGCCCCTTAAGAAACTTGGATTTAGCGCTGGCGTAAATCGAGAAAATACGACCTACGCTAATGAAGGTGGGTGGTATCAGTGCGACAAGATTCGCTTTCGTTCGGGGCAACCGGAAAAGATTGGTGGATGGGTCCGAGACACTGGGGCGCTATCTCCCGTCATAGGTACGACGACCACGACGATTGCATATCCTCCAACAGGAACGCTTTGGGGCGTCGGTCGGTCGTTGTGGAACTGGGTGACGCTTTCTCTCTATAACCTCGTGGCTATCGGCACCAGCAGTAAGTTCTATATCCAAAACGGGATCAACGGCCCGTTCTATGATGTAACGCCAATCCGCGCAACCACAACTGCTGGCGCAATCACTTTCGCTAGAGCGTACAGCACGCTGAACGGAAGCATAACGGCCACCGCTACAACGATCACGCTCACCAGCGCGGCGTCTTTTCCTTCTGTCGGCGGGAAAATTCTGATTGATTCCGAACAGATCACCTATGCAGGGGTCTCCGGTAGTACGCTGACTGGGTGTGTCCGGGGCGTTAACGGGACTGTTGCTAATAGCCACACTACAACAACGCCAGTTGGTGGCTACACGATTACTGTAACCAACTCCGCCAATGGCGCACAGACGGATGACTTCGTTACATTTAGCGGGGCCGTATCTCTTGGCGGTAACGCTACCGCTGCCGTACTCAATGCTGAGTTCCAACTCACCTATATCAGCGTTTCTACATACGCAGTGACGCTCTCGGTCGCCTGTAATGCAAGCGATACGGGTAATGGCGGGTCTGCTACTGTTGGGACATACCAGATCACCGTTGGCGGTAGCGCACTAACAACCACTGTTGGCTGGGGTGTAGGTCCGTGGGCCGGTACCGCTTCAGGGATCGTACCCGCTACGGGGTGGGGCCAGTCGTATACGATTGGAACTAACCCGACCACCAACCCGCTCAGGCTTTGGAGCCAGTCCAACTTCGGCGAGAACCTCGTATTCAACTACCGTAGCGGCCCGATGTTCTATTGGGCAGTGGATGCAAGCCCTCAGTATTTCTACCGTGGAGTAGAGATCGAGGCCGGTACAACCGTCGATGGGGCGTTAGTAGATTCCACTTGCCCGTCCAATGTCAACTCCATCATGGTGTCTGACTCCTCGCGCTTTGTGATTGCTTTTGGCTGTAACGACCCTACGGGCACATATGCCACTCAAGCGCTTGACCCGATGCAAATCAGGTGGTCCGACCAAGAAAGCTACTATACGTGGACCCCTGCCACGACGAATCAGGCAGGCGACTACCGGCTTAGCCACGGCTCCATGATCGTTGCAACGGTTCAGACCCGACAAGAAATCGTTATCCTGACTGACGCTGCAGTTTATTCCATGCAGTATCTTGGCCCTCCGTATGTCTGGGGCGTCCAGATCCTTGACGACAACATCTCCATCGCTGGCCCCAATGCTGTAGCTACGGCAAATAACGTCATCTACTGGATGGGGATGGACAAGTTCTATGCGTACTCAGGGCGTGTTCAAACACTCCCGTCAACGCTGCGCGAGTACGTGTTTACCGACATCAATCTCTCGCAAGGCTATCAGTTTGTAGCCGGTACCAACGAAGGCTATAACGAAGTTTGGTGGGGGTACTGCTCGTCCAATTCACTGGTCATAGACAGGTACGTTATCTTCAACTACCTTGATCAGGTTTGGTACTACGGCTCATGGAACAACGTCAATGGTCTTCCGCAAGGACGCACCGCTTGGTATGACAGCCCGTTGCGTACAAGCCCTATGAGTGTTGCATATGGCGCGGCAGGCGGTTCCACCAACGCTACGCTCGTGTATCAGGAATCCGGTGTAGATGATGGCCTTGTAACACCACCAGTAGCAATCAATGCGTTCATTCAGTCTTCTGACTTCGACATCGGTGAAGGCCACAACTATGCGTTTGTCTGGCGTCTGATCCCCGACTTGACCTTCGACGGTTCCACGACGAATAATCCTTCCGCTTACTTTACGCTCAGGCCACGCACATTCCCCGGAGCAAACTACGGAACTTCTGACAACCCTGTTGTGACCAGCACACAGAACTACACGTCCCAGCGCACGTATGAAGTGCAGCAATTTACTGAACAAGTCTATGTTCGAGTACGTGGGCGACAGATGGCGTTCAAGGTCAGTTCCGATGGGCTCGGCGTTCAGTGGCAGCTTGGTGTGTCGCGTATGGATATCCGGCAAGACGGACGGAGAAGCTAAAAATGGCGCTAATTGTCACATCTGACTTTGAACTTAATCGTGTTGTAGCTCCGCAACTACCGACCGCGCCTGTCGTCTACGAGCCACGGTATCAGGACCAACTCAATAACATCCTGCGCTTGTATTTCAACCGACTTGATAATCTTTTGGGGCAGCTTGTGGCAACCATTGACACCGTACCCGTATCTATTGATGGCACCGTACCCGTATCTATTGGTGGCACCAATGTAGATGCCTTTGGAAGAATCCGAGTCAGCCAACCGTATACGCTGTTTGATAGTCAGAATAGGTATACGGAAGACACTCAGTACGATACGGCATTGACAGGTACAGGAACCACAACGTATCAAGTCAACCAGTCCGCCGTAGATTTGACTGTAACTGCCGGTGGAGCCGGTTCTGTAATCAGGCAGACATACCGCAGTTTTCCATATCAGCCCGGAAAAGGGCTGCTTATGCTTGCTACATTCTGCATGGACGGGAGCGCGAGCCTGAACCTAACTCAACGGGTCGGGTACTTTAATGCGGCCAACGGAGTGTTCTTTCAGCGCATTGACGGGACGAACTCCTTTGTTTTGCGCTCCTCGGTTACGGGGTCAGTCAGCGATGCTCGCACAGTGGCGCAGTCTGCGTGGAACGGCGACAAGTTGGACGGTACGGGGGCATCAGGCGTAACTCTTGATTCTGCCAAGTCACAGATTTTGTGGATGGACTTTGAGTGGTTGGGCGTAGGTTCGGTGCGTTGTGGCTTCATTATCAACGGTGCGTACATCGTCTGCCATACATTCACCAACGCTAACGAGATTACCACCACCTACATGACGACGGCTATTTTGCCTGTTCGGTATGAGATTACCTCTACCTCGGCGGTGGCCGCAACGCTTAAACAAATCTGCTCTTCCGTTATGTCTGAAGGCGGCTACGACGCACAATCAGCAAACTACGCCGCACGCCGCACAACGAAAAAAACCGGCATTTCTACGACGTTCATCCCACTCGTTTCCATCCGGCTTGCAACGGGGCGCTCTGGGGCTGTGGTGCTGGTTACGCAGGGGAATGCGTTGCCGATTGTTACGCAGAATTACGAGGTAGTGGTATTCAAAAACGCTACCCTGACCGGGGCGTCATGGGCAACTTCCATATCGACCAACGTGGACTACGACCAGACTGCCACGGCAGTGACGGGCGGCACCATTGTGTCGCAAGATTACGTGTCCTCAACATCTCAAGGCCGCAGCGAAGCGCGTGTGGTTTCCGGCTACAACTGGGACTTGCAGCTTGGCTCCACGATTGCGGGGGTGAGTGATATCTACACGCTGGCAATCCGCACACTTGACGCCACCCCAACGGGCGACGCTTGGGGAGCACTCTCCTTCTTCGACTTGACAACCCAGTAATTGCCTGTTGAACCCCCGCGTGATACGATCCCTCCACCCCTTTTCTATGAGGCACACATGAGCCTTCAACTAGCTGCTCAACACCTCGCTGATCAAGGCCGAGGCCCAGATACCACGCTTGTCCATATGGGTCCGGGCGAGGTTGACGCTTTGCAAGGACTTGCACGCGCTGCGGGGGGTTCGCTCTCTACCAATCCCCAAACGGGACTCCCGGAAGCGGGGTTCCTGTCTTCAATCCTACCAGTACTTGCTGGTGCAGCGGGCTCCTTTGTAGGCATCCCTCCTTGGGTAACTATGGCACTTGTGGGTGGGGTTACGGGTGCAGCCACAGGTAACTTGAACAAAGGGTTGATGGCAGGACTTGGCGCTTATGGAGGTTCAAGTCTTGCGGGCGGGCTTGGCGCAATGGGTGCGGGTGGGGCAGGAACAGCGAGCGCGGCGGGTAGTGCAGGAGCGGCGGGGGCAGCAGTTCCAGCGGCATCGACAGCGGCAGTGGCTCCAGTAGCCAGCACAGTGGCTCCAGTAGCCAGCACAGCCGGGGCAACAATGCCTGCAATCACACCATCGTCATTTGCTCCGCTTTCGCAACAAGTATCTGCTATACCCGCTGGAGTGACTGAAGCATCTCAGGGTTTGGTAAGCGTACCTAAAGCTGTTGGGGCATCCGCAATTACACCTCAAGCTGCGGCCCCCGTCGCGACTCAAGTGGCAGCTACTACGCCCGCAATGATGGGGCCACCGACACCCTACAGTGCGATGAGTCCAGCGCAGCGTTTTGCAGAAGTACAGAACAACTTCACTGGAGAAAATCTCCTGAAGTATGCTTCAGATAACCCAAAGACAACTGCGGCGGCTTTTGCTCCATTGGCTATGAACCTGATGAAGCCGAAGAAGTACAAGGAAGAGCCAGAAGACGCAGATCGCGGCACGGAATACGACTACGATCCCGGCACGGTAAGCCCATTCCCTACGCCGGATGGAACCGAGCAACGGTACTTCAACCCACGCTATGTCCCACGTACAACCTCTCGGTTTGCTATGGGCGGTATTGCTGACGGGCTGTCTTCGGCGCAGTCGCACCTTGGCAGCTACTCTGCTGGTGGGCGCGGTCGGTTGTTGCGCGGTCCCGGTGATGGTGTATCTGACTCGATCCCTGCGACTATTGGCGGCAAGCAGCCCGCTCGGTTGGCTGATGGCGAGTTCGTGATTCCAGCGCGTATCGTGTCGGAACTGGGTAATGGCTCTACCGAGGCTGGCTCCAAGCAACTCTACGCCATGATGGATCGCATCCAGCGTGCTCGGCGCAAAACCACGGGCAAGAAGAAAGTGGCCGTCAATACCAAAGCACATAAGCTGATGCCTGCGTAATGGATATCAGTCTTGTAGCTCCGGGGCAAGTCGTTGCTGTGGCAGCGCGTATCTTGCCCTATCTGCAAGTGTCGGCGGAATGGAGTGCAGGACGCTCGTCGGTAGATGACATTGTTCGATTTGTTTTGACAGGACAGATGCATCTTTGGGCTGTCTACGACGATAATGGCGTGCATGGGCATCTCGTAACTGAGATCAAACAGTACCCACAGGCCAAGTTTCTGACCATCCAGTACTGCGCTATGGAGCCGGGGACGATGGAAGAGGTAGAAGACAAGATGCAGGAATACGCTGAACGCTTTGCGCGGGATGCGGGATGCACAGGCATCGAGTTCGTTGGCCGTCCCGGCTGGCGCAAAACAGCAAACAGGTACGGGTACGATCTGCATTCGGTTACGTACCAAAAGATCTTTAAGGACTAAATCATGAGCGGTGGCGGCAAACAACCATCTAGTACCACACAGACGCAAGATCTTCCTGCATGGGCTAGACCGTATGCAAAAGATGTGCTTGCTAAGGGCGCTGCGCTTACTGATATTGAGCAGAACCCGTACCAACTCTACGAGGGCGAGCGCACTGCGGGCTTTAGTCCATTGCAGCAGCAGTCTTTCCAAAACGCTTCGACCCTTGGGTATGACCCAGTAGGGCAGCAGTACACGGGAGCAAATGTCGGGCAGTACATGAACCCGTATTTGCAAGAGGCGTTGGCTCCTCAACTGCGTGAAGCTGCTAGTGCAGGTATGCAAGCGCAGAATATGAACGCTGCCAAGGCTGTCGGCCAAGGCGCATTCGGCGGTACTCGCGGAGCGCTGCAGCAGTCACTGACTGAAAAGAACGTGCTGCAGAATATGGCAGACATCAACGCTAAAGGATATGGCGACGCCTTCAATCAGGCAGCGGGGATGTTCAATCAGGACCAAGCACGCCGTATTCAGGAAGCGCAGTACGGTGCTCAGTACGGCATGGATGTCAACAAGCTGCAGAACACGTATGGGCAGCAACAGCAAGCGCTGGCCCAAAAACAGAAAGATATCGACTACCAGACCTTTGTAGATCAGAAAAACTACGCTCAGAATCAACTGGGCTTCATGTCCGATCTGGTTCGCGGCACCCCGACAGGAAGCTCCTCTACGACTAAAGCATATGGTGGCTCCGGCGACCCCCTGACTACTGTGGCTGGACTAGGCGCTATTGGTAAGGGCGCAGGGATGTTCAAGAAGGGTGGCTCGGTTAAGAGCAAAAAGGCCAGCGGACTTGGCGTGTTGGCAATGCACAAGATTGCAAAGGGCTGATCATGAGCATCGCTTCTCTCGCTAGTCCCACCGCCGACCCGCAGCAACTTGCCAGTATGCTGACGCGGCTTAGCCCGCAGCAGCTACAAGCATACGCACAAGCGCACCAAAACGACATGCTGGTTGTGTCGATGGTGATGGCCGAACAGTCGCGCCGCCAAAAGCAAAACACGGCCATGCAAGGCGCTCAGCCGCAGCAACCCTCTGTGCGAGACCAAGTTATATCGCAGGGATTGCCAGAAGAATCAGGCATTGCTCAGCTTCCAGCACCCAATATGCAGAACATGGCAGGCGGTGGGATCGTTGCGTTTGCGGGAGGTAAGGAAGTTAAAGGGGACCGAAAAGCCGCATTTATGGAAGAGTACGGAACCGCTGCGCAATACGCAGGTGAGCGCTTGGGGGTTGATCCTCAGATCCTGTTGGCGCAATGGGGGCTTGAATCTGACTATGGCCGTAAGACCGTGGGCAAGTTCAACCTTGGCAACATCAAAGATGTGACCGGCAAAGGCCCACGCGCACTTGATAAAGCTGAGGGGTCTAGGGATGCATATAAGTCTTACGACAGTCCCGAAGACTTCGCCGCCGACTACGCAGGGCTTATCTCTCGACGGTTCCCAGAAGCAATGGGCGCGGGCAGTGACGTAGCCAGATTTAGCGCGGGACTTAAGACGGGTCAACAAGGCGGATACGCAACAGATCCAAACTATGCGGCCAAGTTGGCTGCTACCAGTGCAGGTCTTGGCGGTACACCACAAGCGCAAGCAGAGCCGAAAGCGTACTCGTATAGCGAGAATGTAGGCACTATCCCCGGCGCTACCCCTGATCCAAGACAGTCTTTTATGGGACCAGCAGCACCGCCCCCACGAGATCGTGACTTTGGCGGCTTGGGCAGAGCACTTGGTGCGGCAGAAGGCTTCGGATCTCTCGCATCGGTTGTTCCTGCTATACCTATTGGGCTGCTTAAAACGGCGCTTAGGGAGGACGATAAGTCCTTTGAGCAGAATTTTGGCGAGAGTATTTGGACTCCACGCACTGATACGGGACAGGGGGTTGTTCGCGGAGTTGGGGAAGTCATGGAGGCGCTTAAAATACCCGCAATGCCGTTTATGACGGGGGCAGCAGCGTCAACTCGTGGAGTTACTGCCGCACAAAGAGCCGCGAAAGAAGCGGAAGCAGCGGCGGCGCTTGCAGGTAAGAAGGTTGCCACTCCTCGGTTGGCCTCTATCCCTGAAGATACGAGCGTGATGGGAAGGATGCGTAGTGGGTTGGGAGATATTGCACGAAGAGATGTCGATCAAGCCAATGCGGCGCGTTTAGGTGTAGAAGCTAAGATCGCCCCGCTCAAAGTTCAAAACGAGATGTTAAAGGTTGGTGATCAGACGGCCAACACACTTTACGGGCAAGGAGTCGCAAACAGAGCCGCTAGAGCAGGGCTCACAGGCTTGGGCGCTACTGCTGCGGCCAACGCTGCTCCTGAAGATATGCCGTCTGGGCTGGCCGCTGCCGCACAAGCGGAGCAGCCTGCTGCCGCTATCAATCCTGCGGATCTTAGCAAGGACGACAAGAAGGACTTGGTCGATACCGCCAAGGCTACGGTTCCTGCTGCTGATCGTAAGAAGACCGGCTTCGATAACGATGACTGGATGATGCTCGGCTTGCAGCTACTCGCAGGCAATAAGGCAGGCGTTACTCCGTTTGAAGCGCTGGGTAAGGCAGGTATCGCCACGCTTGGCAGCAAGAAAGAGCGTGAGAAGGCTGAGCGCGAGCAGGAAAGCCAGAAGTTCATTGATGAATTGCGGCAGTCACAGGCAGGTCTGGCTGGTGCGCAAGCAGAGTACTACGGCGAAGGCAAGAAGATGAATGATGCCAACACTGCCGTAGAGAAAGCCTTCAAGAATTGGATTGACGCGCAAAAGCTTAATCCGTTGACTAAGCTGGAACTGACTCCAGAAAGGGAGCGGGCAGAGTACAACCGAATCTTGCGTGATACCTATGAAAGGTTTAACATCCCGTTGCCTGCAGGCGTTCTACCTGCTGGCCCTCAAAGCGGCGCTTCCTTAAAGTATGACGCTGCAACGGGGACAATTAAATAACAGGTGACCTATGCCATATACCGTTGAGCTTCCTGATGGACGATCTGTAGAGTTTCCAGACGACGTACCAAAAGAGAAGGCAGCGGAGATAATCCGATCCCAGCTAGGGATCGGAGAAGGCAAAAAAGGGCTCGGAGCCGCTGTTGCCAAAGGCACAGAGTCGATGGTCAGCCAGATGCGGTCTGGCCTCGGAGGCATCTTTAGCTCCCCGGAAGAAGCCGCTACTGCGGGTCTTGAGCGCGGTAAGGGCATCAACACCGAGTACGCTGACCAGATCGGTTTCGATAAGGTCAAGGAAGCCTACGGCAGGGGGCTGCTCCCCGCTGCCGGGGAAGTGATTCGTCAGGTTCCTCTGGCTCTTGCGGAGCAACTGCCCAACCTTGCCACGATGGCTGGTGGAGCAAAAGCAGGCGCTATGGCACTTGCCCGCGCCACGCCGTATGGCCGCATTATTGGCGGTATTGCTGGCGCACTCGCCCCCTCGGCGGTGCAGCAGTTTGGTGGCAACATCGAGCGGCAAGCCGCTGAACAACAGGAAGCAGAGCAGCCCGTTGCTATTGATCGTGGCGCAGCCCTTGCCGCGACTGCCGTCCAAGCACCGCTTGACGTACTCGGCAACTACATCCCGCTGGGCGGGCGTCTGGTTGGCAAACTGGTTGGCATCCCTGAGAAGGCGCTGCTTGCCGACACCACTGGCAAAGTCGCCAAACTGGCCGAGGAGAAACTGCTCGCCACGCTGGCAAAAGGTACTGGCGTAGGCATCTTGGCCGAAGTCCCAACGGAAGTTACCCAGCAGATGCTGGAGCGGGCACAGGCAGGCTTGTCGCTTACCGACGCAGATGCGCTCAAAGAATACGGCGAGACCATCTACCAGACAGCGCTGCTTGGCCCTCTGGGTGCAGTTGGGCGTGTGTCCGAGAGAGCAGGCGCTCGTTCCCAGATCGATCAGCAAAAGCAAGAAGAGCAGCGGCAAGCACAGATCCTGCAAGCAAATCTAGAGCAGCAACAGCAAGCAGCAACTGCGGCGGCGCAGAAGCAAGCCGAGATTGAAGAGGCGCAGTATCGCCAGTCCCCTCAGTTCGTTGCTGACGCAGAGCAAGCCTACGCTACGCTGCAACAGGAAGTGGCAACCCTAAACGCTGCGCTGAGAACCAAGGTTGGGCCTGACGATCTGGCAGGAGTGGCCGCTAGAAAAGAAGCACGGGACAGGTTGCGGGAGATCAATAAGGATCCCAAGACCGCGAAGATCGTCCAAGACTATCGCGATGCACAGAAGATGAAGCCTCCTGCGGCAGGGGCTCCCCCCGCAGCCACTCCTCCCGCTGCGGCTGGAACTCCCGCCGCTGCTGGCCCAGTACTCGCACTACCTGCGCCTACTCCTGAAGAACCTGCTCCTGAACCCAAGCCTGAACCGCTAGAGGGTTTGATGCAGCAGTACGACGAATTGGAGCAGCAGTCCAACTCGCTTGCCGACAGGCTGCAACAGGCTGGCGCAGCCAAGGACACCGAAGCACACTCGACGCTGCTGGAGCAGTACAAGGGCATCGAGGACCGACGCAAAGCAATCGGTGCAAAGATCGAACAGCAGGGCGGCGTAGCGGGGTACGCCCTCGATAAGCCACCAGAAGAGTTCAAGGGTCTGCCTGTGCATCAGGAAGAACTTGCCGAGATTGAAAAGAAGATCAAAGCCGCTACCAAAGCGGCAGAGAACGCAGGCACAAATGGTGAGTTTGCTTTGCAGAACAAAGCGCTTGCCAAGCTGGATGCACTGAATACGCAGAAGCAAGCGCTTCAGCAAGACATCGAGAAGCGGCGTGACGCCATCAAGAAGCAGCAGGCCGTTGCGTCCACGGGTACTGGCGAGACCATGCCCCTGTTCACGAAGGGCGAAGCCCCGCCATCCCCGGCTGGGGTAGATACGCCTAACGTCACTGAGCGAGCACGCGGTCTTGCCAACAAGCCTTCGGAAGCCAAGCCAGTGCCCAGACGCGCACGCGCTGCGAAGGAAGAGACTGGCCCTACCACGCCCAATATGTTCGACCAGTTGGCGGAACAGGACCGTGCAGAAGAAGAGCGAAACCTTCGCGAGCGCGGGCAGACGCGCCCACTGTTCACAGAAGAACAGGCTCCGCTTCCGAAAGCCGAAACCGAAGACAAAGCGCCGCAGCGGTACAACACCGTCAAAGAGTCTGGAGAACTGATCGAAGGTCGTTCACCAAGACGGGACCGAGAAGGCATTCTGGACAATGCCCCTGAAGAAACTCGTAGCGAAGCAGGGCGGATGCATGACATCTTCAGCCCCTTCAACATATACAGCACCGATCTTCGTAACGGTGAGCTTCTTGGTGATTTTGCCCGTAATGTAGGCCGCGCCAAAGATCGAGAAGCGCGTACCCAGAGCTTGGACGCCAAGGCTGCGGATCAAAGGCGTTTCATGGAGGCGATGGAGCAGCGCCTCAACCTTCCGGGGCGCAAGCGTGTTCGCGCAGTCTTCCCTATTCAGGATTTCCAGCCCTCTAAATTCCAGCCGTTTGACCCCTACGTCAAGACGATGGATGACATTCAGGCGCTTAGAGACAGGATCGAACAAAAGGGTAAAGCCAACAAGTCGATTCTCCAGCAGGCAGTAGACGCATATGCTGCTCGTGAAAAATACAACGAGCTTTTGGATAAGGGCGTAATGCCCTTGCTGACACCCGCAAGTATGCCGCTCAAGTTCGAGAGTTGGCTTAAAGGGATTCAGAAGCTAAACAACAAGATCAGCTATAGCAAGAGCGTAGTGCCGGGGGAGTTCACCGAGGTCAAGCCAATGCCACCCCTCGGCATGAAAGACAAGGTTGATGCACTTGCGGCAAAGGCCAAGGGCGAAAAAGAACTTACTCGCCCACTGACCAAAAACGAAATTAAGCAGATCAGGGATAAGCGCGATTCTGCGGACAGGGTGTACAACAAGCTTGTCACCGAAAAGATCACGCCCGCCACCAATCAGATCTTTGCTCTGTATGAGAGCCTGTACGAGGTCAGCGACGTAGAGGCATACGACAAGACTACTGCTCGCAAAACCGCTGATGTCGAGACACTAGGGCGCACCCGCAACAAGGTGTCTAAAGAGGCTGATGTAGCCGCTCGCTTCCGTGAGGGAGATGTAAGGAAGGAAGTCGCCAATTCCCAAACCATGCAGGATTTTGCCGACAAGGCAGGCCGCGAGTCAGAGGTGTATCTCGCCGCAAGCGCACAGTTTGCCAAGCGGCTAGGCGCTACTATCAACGAGTACGGCGAACTCGAAGTAGGAGCCAACAAGCGCAACGGGGATAAGGTAGAAGCGGCAAACATAGAGCTTGATGAGATCGCTATGCGCGAAGGGCGTAAGACCCCGGCATACAAAGCGGAACTGAAGAAGTCTGTCGAGCGCCTACAGGACGCGATCTCTTACAGCAATCAGACGCAACAGACCAAGCGCACGGAGCAAGTGGTTCGCAAGACTACCGTCGAGCCGACGACCATGCGTACAGGCTCCGAGGACAGCAAGGAAGGCGCTACCACCACCACGGTCAAGCGCGGCGCTACGTCAGCGGAGATCAGTCCTAAGCGCAAGCCTGCTCCTGCGGCAGCAGAAACGCCAGCCGCTGAACCCGCCGAGCAAGCCGAAGTGCCACGGTCAGCAACGGACAAGCGTGCGCCACCTACGGAAGAAGACGGCCCGCGTAAGCCGAAGGTCAGCCAGACGCCTGCGTCTCAAGAAAAGAAGCGGGACGAAACACCAGAGGAAGCCAAGGCCAGACTCGAAGCTGTAGCCGACAAGGCTAGAACGCTGCTGATAAAGGAGAGTGACCGCCTCGATGCATTTAGGAACGAGCTTACTGACTTAGAGGATGAGTTAGATGCGAGTCAGGTCAGACTTGCTGAAGAAGAGGCGCAGGGCCGAGGAACTCCCACACGAGAGCTTGTGCGGGAGTACCAGAGCAGGATTGCGAACCAAAAGAATTCAATCAAGGCGCAGAACCTCGCGACCACCAGAGCGCATCTGGAGTACTCCGCAGCGGTTCGGGAAGCGCAAGCAGTCAAGGTTCCGCCAAAGGCAGCAGGGGAAAAGTTCCTGCGTGGCGTGGAGTCCAACAGCCCGGATCTGACGCCAGAGCAAGTTACTGCGCTGGAGAACAACAAGCTCACCGATGCCCTGAAAAGCATTGCCGCCGACTCTCGCACCAGCAAGCTGAACAAAGCCGTGGCGCTGCGGTTGGCTGAACTGCTCGACAACACCAACATCAAGATCGCCGCCAACGTCGCAGACCAGTCCGGGGCAAGCGCACTCGGCAAGGTCAACGTCAGCGGAACCCAGATCACGCTCAACCGCAAGGGCGGGCTGTCTCAAGAAACGCTGCTCCACGAAGGTACACACGCAGCGATTGAGCGTGTGCTGTCCATGCCAGACAGCCAGCTTACGGACATCCAGCGTGTCGCCAAGCGGGAACTGATGGCACTCCACGCAGCCATCAAGAACGATCCGCGCATCACCAGCACGTTTGCCAAGGGCAGTCTGTCGGAGTTCACTGCCGAGGTGATGTCGAACCGCACGCTGCAACTGCAACTGAGCGACAAGAAGTGGAAGCTGTCCGACGCTTGGAAGGGCTTCAAGAGCATCGTGCTTCGTATGCTCGGCATCGAGCGCCCTGAGACCATGCTTGGCGCAGCGATTCAGTCAATCGATGCGTTGTTCACGCCGACGAGTATGCAGCAGAAGGGGCAGGCCAAGGGCACGAAGCTGTCCGCCAAGGACATCGCTGCGCTCCATACGGGTAGCAACTCGATGAAACAGTTTGCCGAGCAGTTCGGTACAGACTTCATCAAGCAAGCAGATCGTTCGCCGGAAGATGCCGAACGAATCGGGCAAGATTATCTAGATCAGATGAGTTATAAGCCGGGAGATTTTGTTGCTCCTGCTGAAGAGACCAAGCTCTCATATAAAGCCATCATGCCAGATGGGACGCCATATGACCCAGATAATGCGCTGCACTACATATCTGCCAGTGTGGAGACGTTTGCTATATTGCAAGCAGGCGGGAATGAAAATGTGCGTCGTCGAGAAGCAAGACAGATAACGAGAAAACGGGTAGATGCACTACGTCAGCTAGTCGACGATTTTTCGTTTAGTAGCCCATATACAAAAATTGAACAAGCGCTTGTTGCTAAAGCAGCATCAAAGTACGCCATCATTGCAGACAAGAATGGGCGACTCAAAATAGCAGAAATTGCTACTAACAATAGACACCCTGTTGCCGTTGTTGGAAACAATGCGGTTGCTGCCATTATTCAAGAACTACGTGCTGGCAAGAGCCTTAAGGCGGCATTCCTTGACGGGCTGCAAAGTGAAGCCGACAAAAATGTTAAGCGTAATGGCAGCAAGAATGGGTGGCAAAAGTTTGAGCAGTCTGACGATCTCGACGATGCTGTTAAGCTAAACGCGGCTTGTGCAGGCACTTCTTGGTGTACGGCCAGTGGCGTAGAAACGGCATCGGATCAGTTAACTGATGGTGACTTTTACGTCAACTTCAAAGATGGGGTTCCTACAGTAGCTGTCCGTATGGACGGGAAAGACAAGATCGGGGAGGTTCGAGGACACACGCAAAATCAAGGGCTTACCGATGAGCAACAACAAATAGCCAAAGACTTTATTAGCGCCAACAAGTTTGAAGGCTCTAGAGAGTATCTAAAGGAGATGGTTAAAAAAGAAACGCTTATCAGAGTCTTCCAGACTGGCTATATGACACCCAAAGACATATATGCTGTTGGAGCAGAGTACTCTTCGACAAGTGATGCAATAGAACCTAGCTGGGGGTGGTATAGATTTTCCAACCTAGATGGCTACAATCAAATTCGGCCTAATCCCAGTGCTAAGGTGCTTAAGCGATTTACAGATATTTTAGAAATGTCTGTAGAACTGGCTATTGAAGACGGTCACTATGTTATTGGATACATAGCAGGAACTTATGGTAACGATATAACTGCCCCACTGACGTTTCATTTGGGGGCCCGCAGAAAGGGCGTATCTCTTAAAGAGATTAAGTCCGCTAGACATCTTTTAGCAGAAAGCGGCCAATACCCAAATCTGGAATTTGCCCGAACTTTATCAATTGACTATTCGACTACTAAAGCAAAGTTTCCAAAGCTAAGAACAATAGACAAGCTGATTCTTGAACAATCGTATTTTTATACAAAACCTGATAAAGGCGACGGCACTTTCTACTTTGCGGGCGACACAAAAGTTCGCGCTTTAGGGATAACCACACCGCGTACTGATAAGTACGGTACTTACACGGTTGATCTGAATGGCATAGAAACGGTTAGTGAAGATATTGGTATTATCGAGAGCCGTGAAGGCGGAAAAGCCCCGCTAATACTAAATTTTCCAGATATAAAATTTACCCCAATTCCAAATCTTGTATCTGAAAAGAAAGCAGAAGAAAGCATACTTAAAGCAGCGGCGGAGGTATTTAAAGCAGCCAATCTAAACAGAGATCTTTTTACTAACAATGATGCTTGGGGCGAGTTAGATGGGGATGGGGTAGAAGAAGCAGAAAGCATCCTCTTTAAATCAGAAAATGATTTTCTAAGAGCGCTGCCTACTGAAGCCCGAGTAGTTGCTAGAAGGGCTTTTGATGACTTTGACGAACTCAACCCTCCCGGCGACGACGGGAACGAGTCGTATGCAGAGCGCGTTTTTTCTGTTGTTCGCCACACTATAAAAACAGCAAAGGCAGACCCAGTGCAGGTCTATATGGCCCTGCTCCGCTCTTTTGACCGTACTGCTACTCTGCTTGGAGAAGATGTCAAAGTAAACTTGCCTCAGCGTATTGCGGATGCGCCCCCCATATCGGAGGTCAACGACAACAACGAGGAGTTCCTCTACAGCAAGCCGATGTACGCCAACGACACGCTGGCTGCGGCGGGCGCTGTGGGTGACCAGTTCATCGCCAAGAACAAGTCTACGTATGAGAAGGTCAAGGCCAACGGCACTGGGCTGGCTTTTGAGACCAGCTACATAGACCGCTTCGCTGGCTTCGAGCGTCTGGCTAAGTTGATGCCTTCCCTCAAGGGCACGCAGATGATGTACTACCTGCGTATGTACGATCAGCGCATGAACTTCGTCTCGCAGTCCGTCTCTAGGGGCGCTCTGCAACTCGTCAAGAAGACACGCCCCGATGGCGGCAAAGAGTTCCTGATCGAGAGCAAGGAAGGTCCATCGTTGGCGGGCGTGGTTGGGATTCTGAAGGACGCTACGAAGATGGTCGGCAACGGGGAGGGCGTCAACCGCCTGTTCACGCTGTACCTGTCAGCCATCCGCGCTAAATCCAAGGGGCTGGACGCGCTGCATTTCGGTACTGCCCTGACGCAGGCCGATTTGGACAAAGCCATGAAGGCAATCCAAGACACCCCCGGGCTGGAGGCGATCTTCAAGCGTGCGCGTGATGAGTACAACGCCTACAACCGGGGGCTGATTAACTTTGCGGTGCAGACCGATGCGCTCAGTAAAGACGTTGCGGCCACCCTGCTGAAGGAGAACGACTACATCCCTTGGTATCGCCAGCGCAACGGCGTGGCTGAGTTGGTCATCGGCAAGGAAACGCCCATCAACGTGGGCAACATCACCCACCAGCCGTACCTGAAAGAGCTTATCGGGGGCGACACTCCGATCTTGGACTTCATGACCAGTTCTGTGCAGAACACGAATCTGCTCACAGACATGGCGCTGCGGAATCGAGCCACGCTGACCAGCGTCATGGAGTTGGTTGAGATGAAGCTTGCCAAGATCGGCAGCAAGAACATGGCGGGTCCGAACATCGTCAAGTTCCGCGTCGATGGCGAAGACCGAGCAGCCATGATCGATACCGACACGGCTGGCGTCGATGCGGACATCCTCGTCAAGGGGATGGAGGGCATCCCTGTTCAGTTGTCGGGCATAGCTCGGATACTGGCGTTCCCTGCCACCGTCTTACGCAAAGCGATCACGCTGTCTCCGCTGTACGTGGCACGGCAGTTGTTCCGTGACTCGTTGGCTGCACCGATTCTTTCTGGCGCTGACTTCTTGCCGATCATGGGGGCACTGAAGGAACTCAATAGCTCTACCAAGAGCACGCTGGAGAGCCGGGGCATTACGGGCGGACAGATATTCACTGGTGGATCAGAAGACCTGACCAAGATCCTGCAAGACATCACGGACGGCAAGTCCACATGGATGCAGGGCATCAACAAGCTGCAAGCCATGAACATGGAGGCGGATGCGCTTACCCGTCGCGCTCAGTACAACAGCTACATCAAGCAAGGTCTGTCCGAGATGGAGGCCACGCTCATGGCGCTGGAGTCCATGAACTTCAACAAGCGTGGCGCGTCTCCTAGTATCCACCTTGCCAACTCGTTGATCCCATTCTTCAACGCGCAGATCCAGTCGATGAACGTGCTGTACAAGGCGTTCAACGGGAAGATGCCGTTTAACGAGCGTCTCAGGATCAAAGAAAAGCTCATCGAGCGTGGCCTGATTCTGGCGGGCATCTCCGTGACCTACGCTATAGCAATGCAGGACGACGAGGCATACAAGAACGCCACGCCTGACCAGAAGTACGGCAACTGGTTCTTCCGTATCCCGGGAATTGACGAGCCTCTCAGGTTCCCTATCCCGTTTGAAATCGGCTACATCTTCAAGGCGTTGCCCGAAGCGCTGGTCAACACGATGATGACAAAGCACGGCGGCGAAGAAGCAGTCGAGGCGTTTACAACGATCTTCAAGCAACTCATTCCGGGCGGCACTTCTCTTGGCATCCCGCAAGCAATGAAGCCTGCCATCGAGGCAAAGCTTGGCAAGTCGTTCTACACAGGCCGCGACATCTTGAATCGCCAAGAGCAAGGGCTGCTGCCAGAACAACAGGTCCGCCCAGAGACCACCGAAGCATCCAAGTACATTGCCTCTGGCCTCGGTATGTCACCGATCATTCTGGACGGTCTGGTGCAGGGCTATACCGGGACGATGGGCTTGGCGCTGCTGCAAGCCGTCAGCGCAGGGTTGCCGCTCAAGGGCGAAAAGGGACCGGAGCAAGCGTACAAGCGCCTGTCTGAAATGCCTGTGATCGGCGGGGCGTTCCAGCCCAACGATGCGGGCGGCATCATCACCAATGTGTACGAGCGGATGCTGGAGATCCAGAAGCTCGACAATTCGGTGGACGCTCTTATCAGCAGGGGGCGGGTGGCAGACGCCAAGGAGTTGGTGGCCCAGCGCAGCAACGAGTACATGATGTCGGAAGTCGCTGGCGAGTACATCTCAACAATCCGGGAACTTACGCAGTATGAGAACGCGATTAAGGCATCGGACCTTTCCCCAGAGGAAAAGCGTAAGAGGCTGGACGAGATCCGTAAGATGAAGATCAGGTACTCGGCGCAGTCGCGCCAAGCTGTAGATAAAACCACACTCCAATAAGCTCGTCACGAATGCCCGGGATCGCCCGGGCATTCAACATCTTCAGCTTCAGTGCTTCGCGTAGCCCCAACTCGCGAATCAGGGCGGTATCTAGGCAAGGGATAAAGAACCCGTCGCCCGGGTCTAGCTCAGTCCACGGATAGTGGATCCGAAGTTTCACCATCGCCTCCGATCAGTTCTGCGCCCTCGTCGTCTTCCTGCATGGTGGTCTTCCTGCGGCTGATCTTCAGCGCAGCCACGCGCATCTGCGGCCCCTTGGTCTTCGAGGTCATGTTCTTCTTGGGCATATGCGTGACCACGAACATATCGGCCAGTTGCCGCTTGAAGTCCGTATAGCCGAAGCTCATTGACGCACAGTACGCCTTGAGCATCCCCTCCTCGATGTAGTAGTCGATGTGCTCCGGGGTAACGTCATGCTCGACCCGCCCCATGATGGACGAGCGCGTCAGCGACTGATCGACCTCCCTCTCCTCCCCAAGCGTAGTAATCAAACGCTTGAGCGCGTCGTCGTAGCGCACCACGATCATCTTGCCGTAGTTGTCGCGGGTATAGGCGTTCAGTACATCCTCGGCGGTACGCGCACTGCCCTTGATGTTGATCCGCATATTCTCAACACACTCCTTGAATGTGTTCATGATCTCGCGCATGGGTAGCTCGATAATCCCTGCATGAGTCTTATTGAACAAGATCCCCGCAGCGAGCCCCGCCCCGATGCCGCCCACCCAAAACCGCTCGTCGTTGGTAGCCCCGAAGTCTTTGAAGACTTGCCGAACGCAGTCAGGAACCAGCGTCTTCAACAGGTCAACATTCTTCGCCATGTAATCGACCATCATGTGGCCTGCCACAGCATAGTTATGCTGCAAGGATTTGATGATCTCGATCTCGTGTGGCTCCCACTTTAGAACATCAGTCCATGTGAATTCCAGCAGTCGGCGCAGTTCACCCTCGGCTGCGTGCTTGCGTCCACCTGTCAGACTATCTACAGCGTGGGTGTTCGAGGACATGATCGCCACCGTCATCCACGTAGACAGGTTCAGGCGTTCCTTGTTGGAGCCAGACTCCATGCGCTCCTTGCCCTGCCCCTCAGTCATGTCCAGCAGAAACTCGGGGAACCACTCGAAGTCCTTGCGGTTCTTGCTGGTGATCTCATCAGTGATCAGGGGGATGCTGCCCAGCAGCCCCAAGCGCTGCTGCATGGCAACAGGCGATGTGCCCTTGCCTGTACGGTAGCGAACTGGGTGGCCCCAGATAGATGCGGCGGCTTCCAGCGCCAGCGACTTACCCGTGCCAGACTCTGTCGAGCCGCAGTGATACGTCATCCCGTACAACCCTGTGAAGCGCATCAGTGGGGCCGAAGCTCCTGCCAACATAATAGCCAGATGGCTATACATCTTCTTGCGGATAAGAAGATTGATACATTCCCGCCAACCTTCGATGGTCCCCGCAGGTTTGGTATAGGCGTTCTGGTTCTGCAATTCTTTCATGGGGACGGTGAGCGGACCATTCTTGGAATAGATGCGCCCAGAGTAGACGAACGTATCGTCTTCCTGCCAGCCGTAACTCGATGGAACCTTGACGGGAGCCCTGCCGCTACTGGCCTCCTCCACGCACTGCCTGACGTAGGCGAACAGGTTCACATCGTTGCCTGACCCGATGGCCGCGATGATGTTCTGCTCGGCCAGCGCCTTGACCGTCTCGTCCTTGCTGACCACCGCACGCTGCGGCAGCGTGATCTGGAGCACGCCTTCGTTGGGCTTGATCGCCATCATGTGGACGGTGTGTACGCCTTGGCAGTTGAGGATGTCCACGACAAATAGATCGAACGGCAGCAACAGAATCTGGCGCTTGACCTTATTCCCGGCAGCATCTTCGTCGGTCTTCTCCATGTAGACGCCGCCCTTGGCCCCGTAAGCAAACCCCTTGGGGGGCGTGGGACGAATGACTTTGACGACTTCATCAGGGATCGACGGGCTGTCTGACGGCAGCACGACCTCGATCTCTTTCTCCTCGGTATCAAGCGCTACCTCACGCCCAAGCGCCAGCGGGTTGGTGATCTTGCCGAAGTGTGGACAGGTATGGCACAGACCCGGGTTCTCGCTCTCCAACTTTGTGCAGGGATACGGCCCCTTGATCTGGGCAAGCTTGGCCTGCATCCGATCCTCGTCGTAGGGGTGCAACTTGGACAGCCACCTGACTGCCTTGTCTCCATCCGTACAGACCTTGGCGATGCTCAACCAGCCACGCCACGCTGGCTCCATGCCTTCTTCCGCAGCGTTCTCGACGTAGTGCTGAAGCTGAGCGCACCCAGTACCGGCCTTGGTTGCGTTGAGGATCTTCTTGAAACTCGTCACGGAGTTCTCGAACATCTTGACGGCAGACGCTGAGGGCAGTGCCTTGGGGCGCTCCCCCAGCAGACTCAACGCGGACACTGTCGGTACTGGCGGCAGCGCGGTTAGCTTGCCGGTGATGAAAGCGCTGATCACATCGAAGTCGAAGATGCTGCCTTCAGACAACAGCACCACGTGGCGAGGCTCGCCGTACTTCTCTTTGAAGTTGGTCGTGCCGGGGATCCGCAGAACCCGCGCTGCATCCGCCGTCACCGTCATGTCGATGGCAAGCTTCTCTTGCTTGCACAAGCGCTTCAGATTCTCAGCAATCGGCTTCCATGCGTCGATGGAAATCGCGTCATGCAGCGGCCAGTAACAGTGCAGCCCACCACCCGAGCCGACGATCCACGGACGCCCGAACTGATCCAGCCCAGTCTCGGTGAGGAACGCGCTGAGTGCAAGCGCTGCCTGCTTCTTCGAGGCGTACCCATCCATATCGATGAAGAACGCCCGGATGAACTGCGCGTTGGCTGCGGTGCGCTTGCCTGATTTTTCAAACGTCGAGAGCGCGAAGTATGCGTTCTTGTTGTCCGATACCCAGTTGTCTACGGCAGGATAGATTTCATTGAGGTCTGTGACGAATAGGTGTTCTTTTTTTACTGTGGATAGCTCTGCCGCGCAATACAGCCCGTGTTGCGGAGACGGCAAAACAACCGCTAGAAACTCAAGCGGGTTCATGTCGGTCCTTAGCGGGTCAGTCGAATAGGCGCATCTGGCGGGGATCTTCTTCCTTTGGTTGCGCTCTTTCTAGCGCCAGTGTGAACTCGTCAAGCAAGTCGTCCACTTTTTTTCGGGACTCAAGACTTAAGTTCAGATGCATAAAACGCCCAATGTCTTCCAGCAGCTCTTTTTGAAGCTTTCTTCGCAGTTCCATTTCCTGTTCTTCAGGCGTCATGGCGTCAGGTTGTATTCTTTGCATATCAGTCTCCATGCCTCGTCGGCAGTTGGTGTGTTCTTAAGGATGTTCAGCAGCATCTCGGCGCGTTGCTCGTAGGCCGGGAAAATCTCCCCGCCCAAGAACCAGTTGTAAACAGTCTGGCGAGTTACGCCCAGCGCCTTAGCGATGCGAACGACGGAAAAGTCGCGATTGATGGCCCACCGCCCTAGCTGGTTCCCCAGCGTCTTGGGGCAGTTGGCAATCGCGTTGATGGTTTTCTGTGAGTAAGGCATATGTGGGCGGGGCCAGCAAACCTCGCTGGCCCCAAACCTTTCTAGTTACTCGTCGTCCCAGTCGGACACTACGTCGGCCAAGCTCTTCTTGGCGGGGACGGCGGATGGCTTTGCTTCTGCCTTGCGAACGGCAGGCTCGGCTGGCTCCTCGGCAGGCTCCTCGGCAGGCTCTTCAGCCTTGGGCTTGGCCGCTGCCTTCTTAGGCGCAGGGGCTGGCGCTTCCTCCTCTTCCTCGACTACTGGCGCAGCCTTGGGTTTGGTTCCACCCAGACTGAGTGGGGCTGGCTTCACACCGTCCACTGCCGAGACGTTCAGCGCCACGGCGTTGATGGCTTCAGGCGACTTGCCCTTCTCCGCAGCGATGGCGTACTCGTCGTCGGTCAGCCAACGCATTGCCTTGAAGTGAAGCTTGGGAGCCTCGGCCTTGGTATCGAACTTCATCCGGGTCACGACGGTAGCGGGATCGACGCTCTGCGCCACGAGCCAGCGAGCATATGCTTGCAGCGGATGGTTGTCACCCTCGGATTTCCCGAAGATCGACGTTGCTGGCAGCGGCAACTGCATGACATCACTGCCCTCGATGTCGTTCGCCAAGACCACCGCCAGACGCTGCTGGTAGCGGCAGGCACGGCTCTGACCATTACCGGAACCCGCCACGTTCTGGGGGCAGGAGGTGCAAGTCTTCGACTGAGGCTCCTTGACGCCTGCGTCAGGCTTGTCGCCGTCCGTGCTCCAGCAGTTGGGCGCAGCGGCAGCGGCCTCTGGGTCGTACTTGTTCATGTAGAAGATCCGGGCGACCTTGGCCGCTGCCTTGACGATCACCACATCCAAGAAGCGCTCGTCGATAGCGCCGACTTCCTTGCCGTCAGACATCAGGCGAAACACGCCGCCCTTGATGGAGATGCGCTTACCGCCGCTACCGCCGCTGTTACCAGCCAGCGCCTTGGCGACATCCGAGAGCCCTGCTGCCCGTGCAAATGCCGGGATGCTTGATGGGTTGAACACTGCTACGTTACTCATGATTTTCCTTACTTGATGGTTGGCTTGCGTACAGAAATGTCGTACTCCGAATTGGAGTTCAGCCCGGGCGGTACGACCCCGGGGTTGTCTTCGAGAAAGACCTTCATATTGGTCTGGTTGATTCGCCGCTCGAACAGGTCGAGCGCATCCTGCTCAGTCACGAACTTCTTGAAACTATCCCAGTCGTTCGTCGTGAACCGCGTCTTGACCGACATGACGACAGTGCCCTGCGGGGTATTGACCGAAGTCACGCCCAGCGCTTGCATCTGTTCTTTCATGGCGCTCTTGAGCGCGTCTTGCTGTTCCTTCAGCACCTCGACCTGAGTGTCGTAGACCTTGGTGAGCGTCTCGATCTCGGTGCGGATGCGTCGGTAAACCTTTGCCAACTTGTCCATTGGCACGATGTCATCTGTCATTTTGCTTCTCCTTTATTTGTCTAGCGTTGGACATTCTACATGGAACGAAAGTGCGTGCAACCCCTCCTTCAATCTTTTATTGCTTCGTCGAACATCTGCGTGAGCAGTGAGTGATCGCTTACCTTTTGAGCAAGCGCCTTGAACATCTTCTTCTCGATGGGCGAGCCTTGGATGTGGATGACCGTGACCTTGTCGGCGGTCTGACCCTTGCGATCTGAGCGTGCGATGCACTGGACGTACTGCTCGACGCTCATCAATGGGCCGTAGAAAACAACCGTATCAGCCGCCGTCAACGTGATGCCGTGGGCCGACGCTTGAGGCTGCATGACTAACACCCGTGGCTCTTTCTCGTGCTGGAACCTGCGGATGATGTCGCTGCGTTTGCTTGGGGACACGCTGCCTTGGATCACCTCGGCGTGGATCCCTCGCTTGAGTAGGTGGGCGTGGATGGCGGCTATGCTGCTGCTGAACATGGCGAAGATCAGAACCTTGCGGTTCGTCTCGCCGAGGATCTCCTCCAGCACCGCCAGCCTCGGCGTGGCGTCGAACTCGACCACGCCCTTGTCATCGCTGTAAGCAGACCCGCAACTGATCTGTAAGAGTTTGCTCACCCCAGCAGCGGCGTTGACCGCGCTGATTACCTCTCCCGCTGCCTGAATCATCATCTGATCCTTGAGCAAGTTGTAGTACTTGGCTTGCTGGGGCGTGAGGGGAATATCTCGTGAGACTGTAGTAACTGGCGGAAGGTCGAGGCACTGTTCTTTGGTGTACCGGATCGCTGGCTGCAGTGCCTCGAACACTAGGTCAGGTGCGTTGGCCTTCGGTGCCCACTTGAAGCTGGTGATCTTGTTCATGGTCAGATCACGCCACGCCGACAGGTACTTGGGAATGCCGGAGGGATTCACCAGCTTCGCCAAGCCAAACGCATCGACAGGTGACTGCGATGCGGGGGTGCCGGTCATCATCCACAGGTGTGTGTCAGGCTTGATGATTCCGGCCAGCGCTTTCCAGCGGCGCGTAGATGGCGTCTTGTAAGCGTTCGCTTCGTCCACGATGACGAGGTCGAACCGCCCATCCGCATTGATCTCACTTGCGATCAGGTCGAGCCCCTCGTAGTTGATAACCACGAACTCGAAGTCCTCTTGGATCATCTCGATGCGCCGCGCTGCCTTGGGGTGGTGGGCAATAACAATGCTGCGGTGCAATATGCTGTTGCTCAAGTCCTGTACCCACGCCGACTGCATGATCGACAGGGGGCAAAGAATCAAGCAGCGCCGAACTTCCTTGCGCTTCATCAGGTAGTCCGCTGCCCATAACGCTGAGAGCGTCTTGCCTGTCCCCGGCTCCGAGAATACGAACGCTCTGCGGTTGAGCGTCAAGAAGGCAGCGGTCTCGATCTGGTGTTCCATCGGCACGTAGCGTCCGGGCCAGTCGTATTTCTTTGTGATGGGTGAGGGAACATTCTTTACCCCCAGATTCTTTAGGACTCGTACCTCATCCAATCCCCAGAAGACAGCAACGTCATACCCTCCGTCATCCCGCTTGACGGCCTTACTCTTAGGAATGATGCTGTACTTGTCTGGGTTTCTGGTTTTGAATATGAGCGCCTTGTTGTCAAGGATGTGCATTGCTTCTCTCGTTTATTTGTTGTCGCCTCTGTTGGCGCTCTTGTTTCTCATACGCAGGTTGGACTTGGCAGACGTTCCTCCTGCACGCAGGGGAGTGATGTGGTCTACATCCTTGCCGTCTCCTTTTGTCGCTGCTCCGGTTTTCTCCATCATGCGTCGGGCTTTGACGCGCTCACCTCGCTTTTTTATCTGCTCAGGTTTGCCTTGGTAGTTGGCGTATTCCGCCTTGTAATCTCTTGCCATGATTTACCTCTTTGTGTTGTAAGCGCAGTCTTTTACAGGGCACCATCCGCAAAGAGGCGTCCTTGTTGGGTTCCACACGTCGTTGGCGTAACTTGCTTCGAGCTTGGCGGTGCGTTCGCGGTACTTCAACCACTCAGCATCGGCCTCTTCCCGCACCATACTGTGGGTGACCATATCATCCTTGAGTAGGAACAACAACGCTGACTTCACTTCCCGTATGTGTGGGAAGTAGGCGAACACCATCAACGACATCAAGCGCAACTGATCCCTATCGGGATACTTGTTGTTGCCTGTCTTCCAGTCCACCACGCGGGCAGTCAAGTTGTCGTCGTTGACGATGACCAAGTCAGCGATGCCTCTCACCCAGCGATCACGGGAGTCGAAATTACATGGCCGCAAGTCCGGGGTCAGCGCCATCTCATACTCGGCGTACTTCCTCCCGGGCTTGGAGATACATGCATCGATCACCGGCTGGATGAAAGAGAACTGAGGCAAGAGCGGCGTGCCGTCCTTGATGAAATCCTCAATCGACTTGTGCATCTCCTTGCCGTAGATCGTCGCGGTGGTATCAGTGAACGGAAACTTCTTCAGCACCTTCACCTCGTGATACCGCCTAGCGCACCCCTCGTAGTCTTTGAGGGCTGAATGCGACCACGTAACATTCTTCATAGTTTGGCGGTACTCACGGCTTGGGCAAGGCGGCTGGAGAATGCAGTCACGAACTCTTCGTCACGTTCGAGTTTGCTACCCATGTCGTTGAGAATGGCGTGGGTCAACTCGTGCCAGAAGGTCTCATTGATCTCCTCTCGCCTGTACGCAGCGCCAGTGATCTTGCTCTTCTTGCCGATCTCGATGCGTGCCGCCTTGAAGTACGTAGCACCCATGACGCCACGCTTGCCCATAGTGGGCAGTACCAGCACGGTGTACGTGCGGTCACCTAGATTAAAGCTCTTGGGTATCAGCATTTGGCTTTCCTTTCATCTCTTTGATTGAGTTCAACATGATCTTGGCTTCCACCAAAACCTTCATGGATTCCTCGATAGCCGCATCGAAGTTTCCGTGCAGCATATGGTCATGCACTTTTCTGAGCGCGTTCTCGGCCATCATGCATGGGTATGCGTAGTCGATAATCACTTCTACCATCTCATCTCCTAGTTTTTAGCTAGTCCATACCTACGGTGAGCGCCACCGTCAGCGGCCAGAGGGATCCCCGGCATATATTTCGGCTCGACAGTCATCTGCTCCAAGACCCATGTCTTGGCGAAGTCAACGTCCGCATCTGGCACACAGACGATCTGTTCGTCATGCACAGTCCCAACAACTGGATATCGTCTGGCTACGCGCAGCATCCCATCCGTCATCACGCATCTTGCTACGCCCTGCGTGACGTTGTTCGTTATCTTTCCAGCGTACAGCTTAACACGGTCAGGGCCATACGTCCACTGCAACCGCCCCTTCTCGTCCTTGCTGGGCTGCAGGTCAGGGTAGAGCAGGCTCATGCCAGAAGGCAGCACGATCTCTCCCTTGCGGAAGGTCACACACTTGTGGGTGTACTCCTTGCCACCGTGCAGGCTGTACTCGATCAGGCTCCCGCACAGATCCCAGAACGCTACGACAGGCGCTGCTGTAGCGCGGTACTTGTCGATGATGGCCTTGGCTGCGAGGCAGTGGATGAGCAGGTCGTCGTCCGAACAGGTGTGGGGGATCTCTTCCAGCTTCTTGAGGTTCTCGTCCCACTCGACGAACTTGCGAACGCTCTCACCGTTCACCCCCAACTGCTTGGCGAACGCCTTGTCGTACATCACGGGCTTGGCACCGAGGAAGCCAGTCAGCAACTGAGCAGCGAACGATGCCCACCCCATGCCGTATCCGCAGCCGAGCAGCGCGGACTTGGCCGACTGTCGCAGGTCTGGGTGAGAGTCCTTGGTCAGGCCCGGGATGTTGAACATCTGTGCGCCGAACTGGGCGTATGGGTCGCCGCCTGAACGGAAGATACCCATCAGATCGTCGTAGTCCGCCAGCCACGCCAGCACACGCGGCTCGATCTGCCCCAAGTCACCGACCACCAACTGATGCTCCTCTGGAGCCATGATGGCCTTGCGCAGGAATGACCCACGCTTGAGGTTCTGCATATTGATGGCGCTGCCCTTGCTGGCAGTCCACCGTCCGGTCACCGCACCGTAGTAGTTCAGCGGAACAGGAAGCGTGCCACGCGATGCAATGTCCAGAAACCTTTGCGCACGTGTTCTTTCAGTAGTGGATTTAACTTTAAGGCGAGTCTCGCACAGTAGGGCGACATCCTCGTTGTCGGAGTTGAGTAGCGCTTGAAATAGCGCATCATTCTTAGCGAGCGCGAGTGTCTGTTTGCCCGTTGTCTTGCTAATCTTTGTTGGCGCAGGTACACCAAGTTGATTGAGGAGCGCCGCGAATTGTGGGTTTGAAGCAAGCGCAGCCTCGTCCACGCCACACCTCTGTAGTAGTTCTTCACGCTTTTGTTTCTCCTCTATCAGTGCATCCATCAGCATCTCCTCATCCAGTACCAGCATGGGGCGCGTGTACATCTTCAGCGTCATGTCGATCAGTCGAAGTTCCTTCGAGGGGTACCCCTTGATCAGTCTCAGGAATATCTGCTCGCAAAGGAATACGTCATGCTTGCAATATTCTGCGAGTTCTCGTTCGGTGTCTGCTCCAAGAACGGATAGACCATCCGTCGAATGTACGGCTCGCCCTTTTTCGGGAAGACCAAAATGAATTGCGAGTCTCGCGAGGGAATTGCCAACTTCCACGCCGCGTAAAGCCCGCGCCATCGACAGTGTGTCAAAGATGAAGGCTGGGGTGGCGCCGTATACCCATGAAAGTATTGATACGTCAAACTGGGCGTTGTGTGCAAGGACGGCAGTTCTGTCCCAAGGGATTGTTCGTAGGTGTGCAGATAGCTCGTCCCCCCGGTACCATTCAATAGGTCCGTCAGATCCAAGCTCATGGATGCACACTCCGAACGCAGTAAATTTTGAGTCACGTATGTACTCCTCAGTAGTCATCTTCGAGAGCGTGTAGTCCTTGCTGTCCCACCGAGTCTCGAAGTCGATGGCAAGTATGCGGTCGTATGGCTTGCTCAATGGGTGTCTCCTTTACCGTGGTGCGCTTCCATGTCAGCGAACGCATTGGCTGCGGAGAAGATCAACTCCTCTGCCTCAAGCTCTGCCACATTCAGCCCCGCCACGGTGAGCGTGTCCTTCACGCGCAGCAGCAGCACCCCCGTCGTATCCTTATCCTCCATGAAACACATGGTGATCATGGTGAACAGCTTCAGGCATTTAAGTTGATAGTCGTCGTCGAAGCTTTCCAAGTTCTTTGCCAACTGCAAACTCAACTCAGCCCTATCTAGTAGCTCTTGTTTATTCATCTCTTCTCCTCGAACCATTGGTCTAACAAATCAATGGTGTCCTCACGAACAACCATTGCGGAACCGCCTGCGCGGTGGATGTGAGCGATCTCTCGCTCTTGCAAAGCAGTGGTCTTGTTTGCCCCTGCCTTGCACTCGATGCCAAGGAAGTATCCCTTGAAGCAAACGATGATGTCCGGTATCCCGGCCCTGCCGTAGCCGTTGGCTGCAGCGAAGAAATGGTATGCGCCGTGCTTGGTGATGACTGCAATGCAGGCATCCTTAACGCGACGTTCAGGCGTCTTTGCCATGCGAGTCCTTATTGAATTGGGGGTGGCGGGAGAAGTAGATTACTTGCCCGCCTCAAGTTGTTGAGAGCGGCGGTACCCGGAAACTGCAAGGGCTGAGGTAACCGCCATCAAGATATGCCTACATCTACTAGGCAGTGGCATACATTGACGAAATGAGCCAGCCCCTTACTTATTTGTTTCTGTTTCGATGAGCTTACTCAGGTAGTGCTGCGCCTTGCGCAAATCGTCCAGTCCACCTTTATCGCGCCAACGAGAAATATATTTAATAATGTTTCCTTCCAGATAAGGGATCTCGTTTTGCACGATGTAATCCCACGGCTGGATATTTTTATTTTTATAATGCGAGCCACCAATTTGGATGGCGTTGGGCTCCGATCCTACCGCACCAGTGGTGTTGTCGTAACAATATTTTTGTTCCATCTTGTGTCTCCTGATCACTTGCTTTTTTCCAGTTCCCTGATCCTGCGCAGAGCGCACTCGTAGTGTCTTGGCCCGAAGGTGAAGCAACTGTCCGAGTGGGTGCCGATCCTACCATCCCTGTCGTCTTGCCAACGTAGGGCTTGCCTTAGTCTGACGATCTCTTCTGCTGCGGCGAACGACAAGTCGTCCTTCTGTGAGTACAGACGCAGAACAACATCACAAGATACTTCGTTCATTTGTTTTCTCCAATCCACAGGTTACGCACCTTGTCCACAGGGAATGGGCGCCAGCCATCCTCACGGCTGTTCGACATGCGCTCACTCAACTCGGTCTCATCAATCTTGTAGCAGTAGACATCCGGCCCTTCGTCGCCTTCCCATCTCTCATGCCAGCATACGCCACTTCCCATTGAAAGCGTCTTGTAGTCGCAGGAGTAGGGGTCACCGAACTCGTCAATGGCGCAAAACAACTCTTTCCAATCACGGCCAGCAACCATCCCCACCCAGCCGGTCGGTTGATTCTCCTCGCCGAGGAATCTGAAAGTGATGACCTTCATACCTCACCCCCAATCCCATGCGCCTTCTCGATGGCACGGGCAAACTCGCATCTACCATCCTCAATGGTCGCGTCCACCAGCGCATACACCTCATCATCCGTCAGCGGCTTTGGTTGTTTTATAAAGCCCGCTCGCGCAAGCGTATCCCCTACCGTCATTAGCACGGGCCCGCGTGTCGTATCAGTGTCGATAGGGTGTTCGTTCCAAGTCTCCTGCAACAGCCCCTTCTCGCGCATATATTCCCACCCCTGCCTTACCTCTAATGGATCAGGCTGCGCGAGGGCAGCTTCCAAAGCGTCCATCGCCTCGTCAGTAACTTTGCACATACCTTGAGCATCAAGTCTGGGGTAGAAACTTTGAAACTCTACTTGGCATTTCTCAAGCGCCTCCAGCGCCTGTTCCGCTGCTTTTCTCAAGTCGTTCATGCTGCCAACCTCCAGAACGGATTGTTGTAGTCCTGCCATGTCACGCCGCGCTTGATCTGACTGACGGTGGACTGCACGATGCCGTACTTCGCGGCTATCACACGCTGCGACTCATTCGATGCCTTGATCTCTTGCACGATCTCCGGCGTTAACTTAGCGCGTGCCCTCGCCTTGATGCTGACCCGCGTGGCCTTGAGTAGGCGCTGCATGGCGTTGAACTGCGCATAGTTGCGCTCTTGCAGGGTCTTGCGTGTGATCTCCCCGATGTGCTCAAGCCTGACGCACTTAGAGTTCCCGCAGTTGTACGAGACAACGCGGTTGCCGTAGGGCTTCTTGCCCTGCGCTATCTCCACCATGTATCTCCGCAAAGATACGCAGTGGCCTCCCTCTGCTCGGCGTATCGATGGGCTCATGCACTTGGATTGCACTGCGCCCGTCCAGTCCATGCACTCCCCGTTTGGGATGCACTTCTCATAGACCCTATCCAGTAGTTCCTGTAGTTGTGTTTTCATTTCGCTTCTCTTGTTTGGTTAGTACACACGCCTCGCATGACCACATGCGAGTGCGCTTATCCATGCGCCCCCCTCTATCGTTCTTGTGCTTGTTGCAAGTGAAACAGTTTCGCGTGTAGTTGACGCCTGAACTGGCGAGGTAGTGTTTAAGGGTCACGTCCTCGGGTATCACGGCATCTCGCTCCACATCATCTGGTTGGAAACATAGTTCGTCTCCTTCTTCGCCGCCCACCGGCCAGCACGCTCCGCGCTCTCATGCGGGAACGCTGCCCATGACCACATCTTTCCGTCCCACCAACGGTAGGCGTTATTCCAGTTGCCATAGGGAGGGACTTTCGTTGGGTACCAACCCGCCTCGGGGGGCTTACCTTTGTTCCATTTCATATACATCCTTCTTCTGTATTGCGCTGCGTTGTACCCAGATCGTCAGTTCTCTGGCCGTCATGTCTTCGTCGGGCTTATCTGCTCGCACATCTATTTCCCATCCTATCTCAGCCAACACGTCCTCGATGCGCCGCCTACCTATCATTGATTCCTTAGCCGCCTTCGCTGCGCAGCGCCAGATTAAAGACATAGCGCCTCCCAAACAAAATATGAGCAGCAGGCAATCAAGAAAACAAGAATCGTCATAACAAGATGCTCGACTGCCTTCTCGTGAGCGTTGCGCTCTACCGACTCCTCTAACTCACACGCAAAGGGCGTGACGCACTCTTTACGTCCTTGGTCACACGCCCCACTACATCCTTTTATCTTCATCACGTTTCTCCTTTAGTTTGCAAACCCATCCTCTGAACGTCGACTCCGGTACTCCCATCTCTTCAGCGGCGCTGCTTTTATTGCCGCCGTTCTTCTCTAGTACCCGCCAGATACGCGCCTCATCCAATATTCTTTTGGGCTTGGGTTTCTTTGGCGGCAATAGAGTATTTGAAAGGCCAAGGTACGTCTCCTGTGTAAAGAAACGGTGCAAGTTCGCACACTCCCTCTTGCGCACGAGCCCCCTTGTTTCGAGAACCGTCGTCCATGCCCCGCACTGGGGGCATGAAAAACCTTGAGTAGTCCCCGCCATCAGGGACGGAAGTACGAACTGATGCGCTGTCCGAGTTCACGGAGGAAATCTTTCTTGGCTGGTTGTTCGATCACCGGACGCTTTACAAATGCACCGGCCATCGTCGCTGCGTTAAGCGCGGCTTCCCTGAACTTAACTGCTTGGTCTTGCTTGATCTTCGCTGCCGCAGCCAGCCCCGACTCGACCTTCACCGCCTTCTTCTTTTTCTTCACGAACGGGGGCATCGCCTTGTACTCATCGATGTGCGCGTGGAGGATGCCGTTCTTATCCTTGCGGATGTACTTGCAGCGAATCATTCGGTAGAGCAGTGACTTGCCCGATCCGGTCTTGTACTTCATGTCCTTCGACATGAACTCGTGAACCTGTTCTTCGTTCAGGCCCGGGACATCGCGGATTAGCGTGAACATACGCTTGCTGATCGATGGTTTCTTTTCGGTGTTGATTTCGATGTTCATTTCGGATTCCTTTGGATTTGTTGGTACTGGGTCAAGACCCACTTGTCGCCGAGTATTCTTATGGACGCAACCCACTTGCGTTGGTTGGCGCGGTTCTGTTCCCGCGAGATGTAGTCCACATTGAAAAGGCGTCGGACACGTTTGAGTTGGTCGATGTTCATTGTTTCTCCTTGGGTGACGATTGTCAATCGTTAGACGTTCAATCCGTGCCATGTTTTTGGTACGGCGGCTTTGTCGGGCAACTCTCTGATTGCCTTCATTGCCTTACGCATCTTCGTAATACGCTCGGCTCTTTTATCTGTGGGAAGAATGTTCTGTTCTCTTACTTCACGGGCTAACTCCTTCTCGGTTCTGGCGAGCAGCCTCGCACGGTTCTTGTCTGTGTCTGCCACGGGATCGAGGCGCTCGAACACGGACTTTGCACGAGCCTTCTCCTCCTTGGGTACGGCAGCGAACATGGCCCTGATGCGCGTCTTGATGTGCTCGGGAACCCAGTCCACCCAGTGGACTGCGCGGTTGGGCAACTTGAGTTCCTCAGCGAAGTTGCTGGGCATCCGTCCTACACCCGTCGTCTTGCGCTCGACCATGCGCTCGATCACCTTGTCGAGCACGAGCAGGTACGCCTGCAACGCCTCGACCTTCTCGGGCAGTCCCCCGTTGGGTTTGCCTTGTTGATAGTCGATCATGCCCTGCACGGTCTTGCGCTCGTACTTGGCTGGATTGATCAACTCCCGCCACAGGGTGGTGTGGTAGTGGTTGTGCAGTTTCTGCTGCTTGAGCACCTTCTTCTGCTCCAGCACCTTGGCCCTGATGTGGTTCTCTAGTGGCTTGAGCAGTTTGCGTTTGGCGAGCCTGTTGTTGATCTCGTTGGGTGATAGGTCAACATAGTGCGTCTTCATCTTCTGCCTCCTCTTCCTCGTTTGCGAGGCGTTCCTCCTCCGCCTCTTGTTCTGCAAGCCACTCCGCTTCCTCGTCCGCGTCGGTGTACTCCCACGCTGGGTCTGAGTCAGGTGGGTCTGGGCAGTCGCGCCATGAGCCGCTCATAGTGTCACCTCCACTAATGCGTCGGTCTCGATCCACACCTTGGCTCCGCAGGACAGCGGAGACTCGGGGCTATACACCACACGGCTCGGGCCGTGGATCTGCACCTCGTGTGCGTAGGTGTTGCTCTTGTAGGTCTTAACGGTGAGCACCGGATCGTTGGCCCCCGTCTTGGCATTGGCCTTGATCACGTGCTGGTTGACGTGGATGATCGTTTTCATTTCTTCCCCTTGGGGGGCTTCACGCCGACGCGGGACAGGGTGTCCTTCATCTCCTGCCACGCCTTGTTCTCTCGGGCAATGGAGGCCTTAGCCAAGGCCATCATCTTCTCCTCTTCCTCGCGGATGAGTTTGCCCATGCATTCCAACTTCTTGTCGCTGTCTTTCTTGTCCATCTCTCTTCTCCTAGTTAAAAGGGGGACACCATGTCCCCCTTACGAATTACACCGTGATCAGATCAAAAGCCTTCTGCTTCAGATCATCGCCCTGTCCCCACAACGCTGACGCGATGCGGTTCTCCTCGCTCTGGCTGCGGATGTGCTGGTCAGCGTACTCGGTGACCGCGTTGAACCATCCCCAGCCCGTCTCCCATGCGCTGTCGAGCGTGCTGCCCTTGCCGTCGCCACCGAACAGGCCGAGCACGCGGTTGTATCCAGCCGACGCACGGATCGCGTCCTCGTCCTTCTTGCCCGCCTTGAACAGGCGAAGCGTGAGGTCTTGCGCCTTCTCAGCGTTGACCTTGATAGCCGTGAGGTTGCGTGCCATCAGCATGAACGCACCGAACTCCTCGTGCGCTGCCTCGACTGCCTTGCGAGCATCGTTGGGTTGGAACTTACTGCGATGAGTAGTGCGGTGGCAAGCCGCAGTTCCCCGAGCCAACTGGAAGGTGTTGTTGCACACCGTGCGAACGCCAGTCACCCGGCTCTCCGTAGCCAGCGAACCATCCGCCGAGGTGGACAGCAGCACGTAGGGCACGACCTTGTCGCGGTGATTGCCGTACCCCAGATCCACCGCGTCCGACAACTTGGCGGTGGCGAAGTACTTCCCGCCGCTGAACAGCACGCCAGCCGACTCGATGGTCAGGCCACCCTGATCCGTCCAGTCACGGAAGAACTCCAGCACTTCCTTGGGCTGCACGACCTTGTAAGAAGCCGACACCACGCCGAGGTGCTTCTTGTTGTCCGAACGGAAGAGCACGACCTTGTCCTCGATCTTGCCCATGTCCTCGGCGGACTGGCCGCGCTCGGTGGCGAAGCGAACGAAGCCGCGCTGCACTTCGTAGTCCATGCCAGCCTGCTTCTGCCACTCCTCGACAGACGCGCCGCGAGTCATGAGTTGGCCGAGACCGTGCCACTCACGCTCCGTAGATGCGTACTGAGCGGTTCCGTTGCTGTTGAATGCGATTTGATGAGCCATTTCTATCTCCTTGGGTTGTGCCAGTGTCCGACTGGCGGCGGTAACGCTTGGATGTCTAACATTATACATGCTCCCACAGGTGTGGGAGCAGGGTTCTTACTTAGATCTTGAGGCTAACGGTGACGTTGTTGAGCACCTCCTCGATGACCTCGCGCACCGCGTCCTCGTCGATCTCGCCCACCGGATGGATGTCGTCATGGTCGTACTCGGAGTTGTGATCGGAGACTGCCTCCTCTGCTTCTGCCCGTGCCACCTCCCTAGCAGCCTCGCGCACCGCGTCAACGAACTCGCCGCTGTCGGCGAGCGCGGTGACCAGTGGGTTGAGGAACTCATCACCCATCGTGTGCTTGTCGATGATCTTGATCACCGCAAGGCGGAACTGCTCGCTCGTCAGATCCAGCGTTGCCGTAGTGGCGGGACGCTGCGCGTTTTCCAACGCATCGATGCGCTTGGCGTCGTCCCTCTGGTCAATCCCGAGGCTCTCGATCTGAACGGCGCGGGCGGACAGACGCTGCTCCAACTCCGTGATGCGTCGTGCGTTCTCCATCTGGTCGTTGTCTTGGCAGTTCATAAGACTGCCTACTTGCTCTTCCAACTTCTCGATGCGCTCGGTCAGGGCAAGCAGCGCTACCGTCAGGTCGGTCTCCAGCCGCTCGATGCGCTCGGTCAGGGTGAACACCTTGGCCTCGACACGCTTGTCGATGTGCTCCGTCAGGTTAGCGAGCATGGCATCGAGGATGCCGCCGAGGACGTTGATGTTGGTGTTTGCATTCATGGTTCGTATCTCCAAAGGTAGTAACAAGGTGCCGGTGACCGACCGGCGGCGGTGTATCAATCCTCGTCATCGCCGCCCATCGCCTCGTCCCAAGGGTCATCGCTGCCCCCGGGTTGTGCGTCGAACGTGGCGTGGGGTTCAAGTGTGCCGTCCTCGTTGACTGCGCTGACGCCGCCGTCGAGATCGATCTCTTGGTTCTCTCCCGCAGTTGCGTGAGTCTCAAGCAGCGCCTTGACTGCTTCATCCAAGAACCCCTGCCGCTCGTCTGGCGCGAACTCACCATCGCCACGAGTGCTGGCTGCATACACATGATCGCCCCCATGATCGGGATAGAACGCGCTGAAGCACCCATGCCTAAGCCGCAGGTATCCGATCTGCGTGTCGTCTAGGTAGACGTTGTATTGCTCAGGCATTGCCGAGCACGTTTGTTCAATCTTCACCATCTCATTTCTCCTAGTGGTTGTGCCGGTGACCGACCGGCGGCGGTCTAGCAGTAAGACCCCAAATAGCGTATTTAGAGTCCTAGCCTTTTCTCAGGTACTGTGCGTCTTGTAGCGCTCGCTCGTAGCCTCGCACATATGAAACCAGCGCGTGGTACAGCCCGATCTCGCTTCTGGCTTGCAGCATGGTGCGGTTGTCGTAGTGGATGACCCAGATACCATCCTCGCGCCGGAAGGGCTTGTACTCGCTGGTGCTGGTGCATGACAGCGCAGCGAGGCGGTCGATAACTAGGGGGATTCTTTTCGCGTCTGCCATATCAGTTCTCCAAGTAGCCAAGGAATAGAGCGACGAGCGTCGCGAGGAATGCAGCAGCAATCAACCAGTCGGTGATGTGGTGCCACGTATTTTTGGTGTCCTTCATTGCTTTCTCCTGTTGTTGATAGTAGACATTGAACCGGGGACATCATGTCCCCGGTTCCCTCCGTTAAGCGCAGACCAGCCGCTTGACCTCGGTCTTGATGACCTCCTCGCGCACCTCCACCACCTCGATGCGGCATGACTCGTTGTCCTCCTTGACGTAGCCCGTGATGAACATGCGGATCGTCAGGGGTTTCTTGAAGAAGTCGTCGAGTTCCCATACGCGGTCGCTTTTGCGTAGCCACTTGACCGATGGGTGCGATGCGCTGATGTGCAGCGGTACTTCCTTGGTGAACTCATACGACCGTCCCCGGTGGTTGTTGGAGTAGGTCTGATCCTTCGTGGGCATCGCCGTCCACTCGGGCGTGAGGTACAGGGAGAGCAAGCGCAGCAGTCGCTTGTCGTCCTTGATGCTGTCCAGATCATTGATCACGATGCTGATGCTCACCACCGATGCGTACTGGCTCGCGTCCACGTAGATGTGCTGGTTGGGGCCGACGTAGTCCATCGCTTTACCGCACCACCCACGTTCCTTCTTATACGCGGCAGGGATCGCGTCGAACACACGCTTCACCTCGGGGTGCGTGATGTTGTCCGAGCGCACGGTTTGCATGTGCCGCGCTGCGGCGTTGCTGATGCGGTCGTTCTTGATGCGCTGCGCGAAAGTTTGAGTCTTAGCCATTTCAATTCTCCTTGGGCGTTGCCCGTTGTGGTTGTGCCGGTGTCCGACCGGCGGCGGTGTATCAATAGATCAGAACTCTTCGTTTGGTGACAGGTTGTGGCAGTAGTCCGCCACGCCCGAGTCGTAGCCGCGCCTGTACATATGGCGCAGATCGTCTTGCTCGTACTTGCAGTCCTCGATGCCCTCCTCCACCCCGTCGCGATAGCCGATAGCGAACGCCTTGAGTTGGTCATAAGGGACGATCTTGATCTGCGCGACCCGTGCTTGGGCTATTGCTTCGCGCTTCATGTCGTCGTAGTAGCCCGAGCCATCGAGGAAGTGCTGCGGGCTGTCGTAGTTGCAGCCATGCAGATAGGCTTCGCCCAGCGTGTGGCCCATGCGTTGCGCCTCGACACGCACGACGAAGGCATCGTCTGGCCTGTCCAGATCGCGGCTCGCCGTTGTGACGATCTCGAAGCCCGACACCTTCTCGCGCTTGACCGCGCCGAACTCATCCCAGTTGTTGAATGCATACATCTCAGTTCTCCTAAGTGGTTGTGCCGGTGTCCGACCGGCGGCGGTGTATCAATAGATCAGCGTCCGTAGTCGCCCTTCACGTATTCCCACGGCGAGATGTTCGCTTGCTTGTCTGCCTTTTGCTGCTCGAAGTACTTGATGGCATCCACCAAGCGTTGGGCGTACCGCTCGTTGACCTCCATCGCCTTGGCGAAGAGCACCGATGCCTTCTCTTCTTGCTCGGCGCACTCAGCCTCGGTGATGGTGGGCACGACGACCACCTCGATGCCCACTACGTGCCCGTACTCGTCCTTCAGCACCGCCAAGGTTGGCGCATCGATGAGCAGGGGTGCGTTCGAGGGGTGGAACGTCTTGCCGTCCCACCAGTTGGTGTTGAACGTATTGAACGCGATGTAGTTCTTCATTTCATTTCTCCTTAGTTCACCATTACCCGCGCCGTGGTCAGCGCGTCGTCTTTGTGGGTTGTGGAATATTGAGCGGGGATTTGCTCGATACCGTTCTTGAACAGCCGCACCAGATACTCCTCCCATTCGGGATCCCAATACACCTTGGCCTCCCAAGATACTGTGGTGGTGCCCACCTTATGTGTGCGCTGCACGGTATCGATTAACTCGGGCTTCTTCATCTCTCTTCTCCTTGGGTTGAACCGGGGACACCATGTCCCCGGTTTGTTGGTTGATCAGTAATGCACGCCAGCACGCTGGACGAAGCCGTCAGTCTCGCGCTTTGCCTTGGCCTTGGCATAGAGGGCAACCACTACGCCTCCCGGCTCGATGTGGCGCACATCGGTCTCGTCGCCGTCGATGACAGGCCAGCCCCTGAACG